AACTTTATTAACGAAGATGTACTTGAATCAGCATTAGTAGATAATGATAGAGAAATTAACGAATATATTTCTCGTGTAATTGAAAGTGTTGAAAGAAGTAATGCTAATGTTGAAGAAGCAGCTCTTAATGACGCTTTCCGTTCATTTGCTGCTATTGATTTACGTTCTAATACAGCTACTAAGTTAAACGATAACTTACGTGAGCAAGCATTGAAAATTATTAATGGTTATACTAATAGACGTATTGATGATTTCTTATTTGATATTCATAATTTCTATACTACTTATGTTACTAATCCTGATGGTACTTATAAACTAGACGAAAATGGTAATAAGATAGTAATGGAGAAATGGGGTATAACTAATAAGAAGTTATTCGACCGTATGTTAGAAGATGAAACATTACGTACTCGTTATGAAATGTTCCTAGATGACATTAATAGATTTGTAGAAGATTATTCTATTATTGAAGCTATTCAACCTTATGATATTGATGAAGCTCATAGTGTAAGTGAGACAGAAGAAGAAATAGAAGGTCTACGTAGAACTAACGATATGCTTAAACAAATTAAAGATAAGTTTAAACGTATCAAAGACTTAGATAATGTAGTTAAACGTAGTACTAAGATGTACTTCGATAGTTATATTACTAGTCTTTCTAGTGACCCTCGTGTTCAATCTAATATGCTTAGTATTACAGAAGCATTTGAAGATGAGAACTTCTTCCAGTTTTGGCTAGCCGATAGTCAAGAGACACATATTCCAATAGTTCAGATAGTTCTAAAACAAATGATGAATCAGTTAAGAGCTAGTGAGATTAGTGCTCGTGATAAGAAGATAGCCTTTACTACCGCTATTTCAACGATTATCGAGGACGCAAAAAACAACGGTATAAACGTGTCTCTGAACGATATTTTGGACGAAAATAGCAACCTTTTGCTGCCGTATAATGAATCGTTCACCGACAAACTAAGGTCGCTAAAAGAAGCTGTAAAATTGGCTCAAATTGACGACCCGAACGGTCGGGACGGGCTTATATATAAGAAAGCTAAAGACGAATTAGAGAAGTTCTTAATAGATAATGTAGAACGTGAGTACAATAAAGAATTCTATCAAGACTATTATAATATGAACCAAATACTTAATAAATATCCTCAAACTTATGTTAAGTTAATGAAGATATTACATGAGGAAGGAGATATATTAAGTACGATGATTGATAATGATTATAGTACTCTTACTGTTCAAAACGCAAGAAGACTTGAAGAACTTAGACATGAGTTAGCAGAAATGCGAGCCACTATTGATATGGATGGTAATTATAAAGAGAATTATCAAGAAGCTAATGCTGTTAATAATTACTTATCACGTAGACGTCAGTTAAATAATAAGTATAAAGAAAGTAAACCTAAAGATGCTTTTACTATTCGTTATAAACAAGCTATTGAAGGTTTACAATATCCTGAAACTTCTGAAACTTATAGAGAATCAGTAGAATGGTTAAAGGCTAATACTGATTATAAGTTAAAAGGAGAGTTCTTAGATGAACTAAAGAAAGCCTATATGGACACTCGTCTAGGTAATCCTTTCGATAGTTTCGTTCGTACTATGGCTTATGGTAAGTATGATTCAGAAGGAGTTATTGATGGTACTAAGTTTACCGATGTTCAAATAGCTAATCTAAAGAAACATCAGGAGCAAATGTTTGCTGCTGCTGTTGGTCGTGTTAAGCCAAATGAACAGAAAGCTCAAGAATGGTTAGATAATCATGTTAGTTATATCAATACTGTTTACTACGAAGCCATGTATGTAGCTATGAATAAGATGGGTAAAGAAGTATTTGATAAATGGTATATTGATAACCATGTTGTTAATCCTATTACTAAAGAATATGAACCGTTGCCTATTTGGAGACAAATGGTAGTTAAGGATGAAGCTAACAACATGGAATATAGTGCTAAATACAAATGGTTAGAAACTAAAGTTAAAGAGCAGTATAAGAATCCTAACTACGATGAAGTTAAACTACAACCTTCTACTAATAAATATCGTAATGATAAGTATTATGGAATGAATAATTATCAGCAACAGTTATATAACGAAGTAGATTCTCTTCTTAATGAACTTGTTAAAGATAAACGTAGTCGTGCTTATATTAATCGTGGTTATTTACCTAATCAAGCTATTGAACAACCTAGTCAAGGTTTTGCTGACTATTGGCAAGACTTTAAACGTAGTCATGGTTGGTATGATACTCCTAATAAGTCTGATATAGAACTTAATCTATATAAGAGATTTAGTAATGCTCCTATGCTTCATAGTTTATCGGAAGTTAAGTTACTTCCTATTCGCGAACAACAAGAAGGAGAAACTAAAGAAGAATATCTAACTTATGTTCGTGAAACTCAAGCTAAGAATAATGAGTTACGTAAACAAAGAGCACAGGAAAATGCAGAACGTAATAATCCAAATGTTCTTGAAAGACTTAATTCATTTATAGATAGTATGTATAACTTTAATACTCGTAATGATATAGCTAGATTAGCTAAGATTACTAGTAATCAATTACGTAATATGGATATTATTAAGAGAAATCCTAATGATAAACTTATGGATAATAGATTACTTAGTAGAATTACTGGTAAACAAGAAATACGTACTACTAAGAGTGATGATTCAAATATAGTTAAACACTTCGAGAATCAAGTTCGTAAGTTAGTATTTAATGAATTTGAAATGGATGAAGGTACTCGTTCTAAAGTATCTCGTGTTATGCGTAATATGGTATCTAGTAAGTTTATGATGTTAAATATTACTAGTGGTATTGCTAACGTTCTATACGGTAAGACACAGATACAAATGGAAATGGCTGCCGGACAATTCTTTAAATACAAAGATTTCCGTAAAGGTGAGAATGAATGGATGCAGAATGTAGGTAGTTATCTAGCAGATGCCTATAATGAAACTACTAATAATGAAACTAATGCTATTATTAGATTATTTAATGTTATTGAATCTGATATGGTAACAGAACGTTATGGTAAAGGTAGTAATCCAATGGGTAAATTAGAAAACCTATTGTTTATCCAACAGACAGCAGGTGAGCATTATATGCAGAATACTACATTATTAGCTATGCTTCATTCTCATAGAGTAGTCAATGTTGATGGCAAAAATAAGATAATGTCATTTGAACAGTATGCTATGAATCTTAGAGAAGAAGCGTTACTTAAAGTTCTTCGTAAGAATAATCCCGAACTAGTTGCTAAGTACAAAACTTTTAAAGATAAAGTACTTGAATCTTATGTTGAGAAAGAACGTTATGTTAAGTTTAAAGCTGATATAATAACTGATTTCTTACGTTCGATTCCTAAAGAACTAAGACAAGAGTTTAAAACTACTTATAAGGAAAATACTAAAGAAGAACGAATTAAGTTTGAACAACATCCTTCATTTAGAGAAAGTCTTATATTGAAGAATGGTGTTGCTACTCTAAAGAAAGATAGCGGTCTTACTAATGATGATATTGCAGCTTTCCGTAATAAGGTTATATCAGTTAATCATCAGATACATGGTATCTATGATAAGATTGGTGCTAATCAGCTACAACAATCATGGTGGGGAGCTTTACTAATGCAGTTCCATAAACACTTAGTTCCTGGTTATCAAAAACGTTTTGGTTATCGTTTGGGTCACTTTGACGGTATATATAATGAAACTCGAGAATCTATTAGTAAAGGAACTTATGTTAGTTTAGGAGAGTTTATAGCAATGCCATTTAAGAAGTACTACGAACTTAATGATAGTAACGAACTTCAAGCTGTTCGTACTCTTCAAGGTATTGCTAAAGGTTATGCAGATTTTGTAGCTAATCTTACTACTTATTATAATATTCTTCCTGAATATGATAAAGCTAATATTCGTAGATGTTTGGGTGAATGGATAGCTATTACTAAAGCAGTAGCATTATTCGTAGTTGGTAAGTTAATGCTTGACGATGACGATGATTCTACGCAAGTAGCAGATTATATCTTATATAGTGCTGACCGTCTAATGTCTGAAACTATTCAATATACTCCATGGGGTATAGCTAATGAAGGTAAGAAACTATATAGTCAACCTGTTGCTGCGTTAAGTATCGCATCTGATAATCTTAAATTACTAGAGGCTTGTTGTAGTTATATAGTTACTGGTAATCCTGATGATTTATATTATAATTCAGGAAGCTATTCAGGTGAAAATAAACTTGTAGTAAATTTCTTTAAACAAGTACCATTAGTTAATCAAATTATAAAACATGAAAGACTTGGTGCTAATAATAGTTACTATAAAGTACGTAGTAGTCCGTTTAGTGGTTTAGGTCAAGTTGTTGCTAATATGATTACTGATGAAGATGAAGAATAACTAACTACTTAATATTACAACTCATAGGAAAAGCCGGATTGCTTGTGAAAGTAGTCCGGCTTATTGTTTATATCAAAATAATTGCTACCTTTGCAGTGAACAAGTACCTACCGTCTCGGACTGTTGTACGAGATTTAGCATTTGCTATCTGACTAACTAGATTAGTTGCGTGTAGTGTGGAGAGCTAGGGAACTCGATTAGTCTTAGTACTTATAAGTACTATTTCATTTAGGCAGTGTCTCCGCCCTAGTGCAAAACCTCGGACGATAAATAGAAACAAAGCTACAAGGATTAGTAGAATGATTGTCAATAGCGATTGATTTAGCTTCACTACCCAAAAAAGAGCCGAATACTATTTACTCCGTCTATGACCTCACTATATCCAAAAAGTTCCCAAATGTTCTATCTAACGAAGAACATCTTCCATGAACACTATCCCCAGTGCCGTTAGTATTATTGTTTGAGTTTATATTTAAGAATTTCTTTTAACTCATCTTTGTTAATAGTACAAACATTTCTATTACTTTTTAGTTTGATATATTTATTAATACTAGATTTTAACTTATATCTTATTGTTTCAAGATTATAAGACTCTATTTTTGTTAATTCTCTTTCTATCAAATTAAATAATTCAATAGTTTCTCTTTCTGTTAATTTAATGTCTAACATATTGTAATTAATTAAGTATACAAATATACTATTAAATTTTTAATTAACTTAGCTTTACTATATCTCGCTCGCCTATCGGCTCGCTTTCTTCCCCCATAAAGGAGTTGGTTTACCAGTAATTCCACTCCTTTATGGGGGATTTAGCGAGCTTTGCGAGCGTAGGCAAGTTCAGCAACACAACTATCATTAATACGTTGATTTTATCCAAGTACAACATAAAAAAAAGAACTATCAACAGTATTACTACTATCAATAGTTCTAATCTATTATGAAGTTTCTATGGAAGATTTCGTTAAAAACAATATTATCATTATTACTATGAATAATAAATATCCCCATAACTTCTTTTCAGCTAATTCTTTTACAATACAATAGATTAACATTCCAAATGGTATTGATGCAAATATTAATCCTCCTATAATTATTCCAACAGTTTCTAGTGTCATATTATTCTTTCTTTCATATCTTTTTTAGCTCTTTTGTATCCTTTTATATAACCTTCTACATAAGCTCTAGTACATAGATTTGATTGCATTGGAGTACAAGGTTATAAATACAATTCTTACAAGCTCTACTAAATCCATTAGATTGATAGGCTTTTACTTTAATGCTTATTCTTTTTGTCATAGTATTATAAAATAAGAGTACTAGTATTTCTACTAGTACTCATAATGTATAACTAAAATGATTATTACTTATTCGTTCTTATATTTCTTCTCTACTTCTTGTAGTTTCAGATAGATATTATTACGAGCTTTAAGTTTAGGAAGTGATGCAACACATCTCATAGCTCTACGAATTTGACTGCGCATAAACTTATTCTGCGATTTCATTGTTTTCTTCTTCTTTAGATTTAGCATTAAGACCATATTTAGCCCATTGAAGAACAAAACCAAGATGTCCCCAAAGACTATTAACAACTTCTTCCATAGCATATTGTTTGCCAAGTTCCTCACTATAATTCTTTGGGTCAACACAAGAAGAATGACGAACCATATCGAAACCACTACGAGTATGAGCATTAACAACAGTAGTCTTTTCTCCTATTGTTGTAACATCTACATTTGTGATAAAGTTCTCAACATCTTCTTTAATAATCTTAGTACCATCATTATTCTCTGAAAGAGGATAATACGCAGCATCAGCTACATCTTTCGGTGTCCAACTTTTATATCCATCTGGATAAGTAACTTCATAACCCATATCATCAGGATGAGCATTACCTATTTTATAACCAGTTGATAGAGCCATACTAGCTCTCATTGGTTGAAGTTCAACCATTTTAATTCCAATTGCTTTCATAATTTAATTATTTATTGTTTAAAATTAGTAATTAGTTTATTTTCCAGTACTACCAAATCCTTCTGTACCTCTTTTAGTAGTACCAAGTTCTTCGAGAGTTTCAACTTCATCCCAAGTAATCTTTTCACGACGACGAACAAGAAGTTGACAAACACGGTCACCTGTTTTATAAGGAAAACCATTCATAACTTGTTCAAGTTCTTTTATACAATCGTTTGTTACTTCTTCGATTCTATTAGTAAAATGTTTTAGTTGACGAATAGCCATAAGACTATCTTCTACACAACGAGACAAATGAATGTTAGTACGATTCTTGAAAATAACAAGAAGTTCTCCTCTATAACCCCAATCAAGAGTACCAGGACTATTAGGCATATAAAAATCTGTTTTAGTATTGCTACTACGAGGACGAAGTTCCATTTCATATTCATCAGGAAGAGCAAAATGTAATCCTGTATGAATAATAAATCTATCTTTGTCTGCATCATATTCTATGCTCTTAGCATAGACATCACAACAAGCATCTCCTTCTTTACCATAAATAGGTAATGGAACAGATTTATCTTCACGCCATACTTTAACAGAGACATCATCAATGTCTTGTTCTAGTTTTTGATAAAGTTCATCTTGAGTTAAAAAACCAGTGTTAAATTCAATAATAGCATTAGCTATTGCTTTACTTAATTTACTCATTATAATTATTGTTTTTAAATTTATGATAAGGACAATCAGTAGGACTACTAGGCTTGTAATAACTAATATATGACATTTCTTCGTTATCACAAACATATACTTTATTTCTATATAAAGTAATTTTCTTTCTACTAGATAAATAAGCACAATTACCACAAGTTCTGACTTTATTCTTCTTTTCCATATAGATACTTTAATAAATGAACAAACCTGATTATAAATATTACAAATAGAACATGACCTAATATTGGAATAAAGAATAAAACACAATTAAGAGTAACTGTACTTATTACTTCATCATCTAGTCTTTCCTTAGTAATCTTTAGTGCTATTGCAGTTATTACAAACTGAATAAAACATTCAATAACAGGGACATCTAATAAGATTGTTTTTAATACGGTTTCTAACTCCATTCTTTACCACAGTTAATACATTTAAAAGAAATCGGGTCACTTTCCTCTTCACGTGGAACTTCTTCTAGTCTAGCACCACAATTAGGACAACGTGGAACAGTAAATAACCCAATTAGTTTTTCAATAAAAGTTTTTATTCCCATACATTAGCTAGAGCATAGTTAAGAGCTTTAAGACTAGTATTGTAGTCGCCTTCAAATACTGTATTCTTCAAGCGAAGTTCTTCTGTCTTATACTCTTTAACGTTAGAGAAATAACCTGTAACAGCGTTATAAGCACCATAAGCTGTACCAGCTATTAGTCTTTGACCAACACCTTCCTGATAATATTCAAAAGAATCACAGAGAGTATTTAGTTTTTGCATAGATATTCCGGCAGCTTCATAAGCAGAATTATCTCTACGGAACAAACCGTTATATAAAGACAATTCATCTACTCTCTCGAATTCTTCCCCCGTAAGGAAAGTTGCAGAGAGATATTTTTTTACTTCTTCGTCTGATACTTTAGTTTTATATAATACTCGATACATATCTTCTTCCTCTTCTATCTTACGTTCGGTAAGACCAAGTATTTCAGGAACAGTAAGTATCTTAGTATTAACGCCTTTGTTATGTCTAAAAGATATATAACTTTCAGCTGATATTCTAGCTGCATGAAGTGCGTTCATACAAATAACTCTTATAGGAGTAATCATCATTTGTACAGCACTTCCACCGTCATGACTATTAGTAAAGACAAAATAATGTTGGATAGTATCATTTTTACCACCAATATTAATATCTTTATCAAATGTTGCTGACATAAATATCTTTTGTCCATAACCAAAATATCCTGCACGGTCAAGTTTTACCCTACCACCAAGAGCATCATCAAAGAAGCCAAAAGCCATTTGATTTTGTACTACTTCATAACGAGACTTTACTTTCCCAAGAGGAATGTTAGAATCTGTACGATAAGTTGCAAATTCACCAGGAACATCAACAAATTCAAACCCGTTAACTACATTAGGAAATATAGAACCGTCACGACTAGCACCATTATCGTGTGCTGGCATTTTGGCAGATAGCTGACATTTAGCAACTGTATAATCGAGTTTAGCTTTTACAATAGCTTCTTCTGTTGTCTTACAATCGCTAACATCTATACCTATTTTACCTCTCCAAGCAATTCCTTTTGCTTTGAACTTACTTTTATAACTTGAATCTCTAAAGTTAAATTCCATAATTATATGTATTTACTGATTTCTATCATAGCTTGTTCACGAGTACATCCAAAGGTATTCATTATTCTTTGAATAAGTTCTTCTACCCAATCTTCTACTTCAAACATATTACTTAATTATTAATGATGTATTACTTTCTTGTTTAGCAATAGTAAGGTCAGCATTTAAATCTAAATTAGCTGCAACAGCTGATTTATTAGTAGAAGATTTAAATTCTACCTTATGAGGATTCTGTCCAATCCATTGAGCAAGATTGAAATTAGTAGCATTTGCTAGTTCTGATAAACGTATATTAATAGTTATTTCAGTATCAATAGCAAATATATCATCAGTAGTTACGTCGACGAAAGGAGATTGCGCATCTTCCGACTCCTCTATGGGGGAAGTTTCGGCTTTCATGTGAGCACTAATAATACGAGCAAGATATTCAATACTAAGACTTTCTTTAATTTCAGTACTTGCTAGATATTCAGTAACAATATCCATAAATTGTCGGATAATATCAGCAATACGAACATCGTCTAACTTAGTAACAGTAATATTACGAGAATAGACCTTATAAGTACTACCTTCAATTACTTTGTTACCGGACTTACCAGTAGAACCAAACATTATAACTGCTTCAAGAACCGCATCTTTAAGACGTTCAAGAGTATTATTTCTTGTTTTCTTAATTTGGTTAACACGAGCAACTTCGTCACTACATTCTTTAACGTCACACTGATAACGTTTAATTACTTGAAGATAATCTCCAATCTTGTCTTTAAGATTATCTTCTGTAATACCTAGTTTAGCAACAATTTCTTCTGTTGCTTCACCTTCTTCGAGTTGCAAGATAATATCCTGCAACTCTGCTTTAATACTAAATAAACTACTTCCCATTATATCTTGATTTAAAATAAGGTTTATCTTTAGTAGAATAAGACATATAACTAACAGGACAATCCATAGTTCCCCGTCTTTCACAATCATGGCATCTAGGAGAATTATCCTTTTTAATTGGTTTTAATAGTTTATCTATTAACTTCTTTAGAACTTTCATTTTCAAATACATTTATTGGATATTTACTTTTAATTTCGATAACACTTCCTTCAACAATAGTATCTCCTCTTTTAATAGCTCTAATACGAACTTTTCTATGATATGCAGCTTCTTTAAGATTACTTCCAAATTGATTAATTAATCTTTTATTTTTATAAATAGCTACATAAAGACCCACTTGATATTGTTGAGTAACTATCTCAACTTTACCAAGTTCTTTATCATTTATTACTGTTATCATATTCTTCTTTGATTAACTTATTCTGTTCAGATATAGCTTTCATAATAAGCTCACGAGAATCCCAAAGACTTTCAGAACCAATACTTAGATAATAATGTTCAAGTACTTCTTCATTAGACATCTTTTGAAAGTCTATAATACGAGGAGTAGTTTTAATAACATCATTAAACTTATTGGTAACATCGTTCAACAACTTATATAGTTTACTACGAATAACTACATTATCTCTATTATTCTGTCTTATTCTAGAGATAAGAGCAGGAATTATTTCACTATTTTGCATTATTCAAACACTTGTTTAGATGTGGATAAAGAATTATAATCTGAATAGTTTACATCAGTTTGAAAACTTCCTTCGGAAAGATAATTTTGAGCATCATATACTGTACGATAAACATTTCCTTTAACATCTACAATAGTAGCATATTCAGTTTCAGCATTTACACATATACCAAGATGCCAATTATCACCAACTTCTCTACGAAATATAACTACATTAGTTCTTACTTTAGTCATCTTCTATGAGTTTTCTTATTCTTGTTACGTTTACGTCTCTTAGCAATAGCTTTATAATTAGAACCTTCTTTAGTAGAACTTCCTTTGTAACTATTGTTAGAAGGAAATACTAATTCAAGAGGATTATCATCAAGAAATATATTATAAGGATTATCAAACTTCATTTTCTTTATCTCCTAATGATTTAATATATTCCATAGCTTCTTTACGAGAATAACATAGTTTATCTAACTTAATACTACGTTCCCACCCATTACCGTTATTAGTAATAACAGTCACACCATACGTACCTTTAAAGGTAATACCATTAACTTCTCTATTGTATAGCCCGTGTTGATTATCTTTTTCAGAACAACTAAGTTCTATAATGTGATTACCAACAGTATGATAACTATCAATAATAGGAGTAAATACATTAGTTCCTTTAATGACACTTTGAAAGATTTTAGCTCTATCCATATTATTTACTTAATAATTCGTCAAGATAAGAATCTAAGTTCTCAATAATCATATCCAGACAATCTAATTGTTTCTTAAATAGCATCAGCTTGAAGTTACCAATATAATTATCTGTTCTACGAGCATAAGAAAGCTGACAATCTTCATAATTGCTGTTAGCCTCTATACGAGTACTTTTTAACTGATTTATAAGATTAATAAGAATGAATACTTGTTTCTTCTTATCTTTCTTACTTATTTCAGCTATAATATCTAAAATACTTTTTTATCTCATTTTCCATACTTACTTCCAGTTTGGTTTCTACACCATTCAATATTAGCATAATGATTGTTAGCACTGTTACCGTCTTTATACCTAACATATTTATATACATTAGGTTTAGGATTAGTAACAAATGCTTGAGCAACGAGAGTAGCTATAAATAGCTTAGCACTATTACCATTGTGAAACAATGTAACATGAGGTCGTTCGCAACCTTTACCACGATACCATTTAAGATAACGTTTACGATTATCAGACCAAACTCTTCCATCTTCTCCTATACAATAATTAGGAAAATTAGGAATAGTAACAAATCTAACTAAATTTTTAACTTCTTCCATACTTTCTATTTAAATAACGTGCACGTTGTTTAGCTTCTTCATAAGAATATACTTTCCTATGCTTAGCAAGATGGGCAAACAAATCAAGAAGAGCATAAACACCAGCAGTCCTTTTAATCTTACCATCAAGATAATTGTCGATTTTCTTAGATAGTTCTTCACGGGTTATCACAATATATAAGAATCTAATATTGTTTCTATAAGCAATATTATCATCAGGTTGTTTAACTACTATATATTTAGCTTTTATCTGCTTTTTCTCCATTATCGGTTTTACAAATATAATCAATCTTATTATCAGAGCAAAGAAAATCTTACTGTTTTTTCAGCATACGCAGAGAGCGATTCTAAGGCTCACTGTTAAACGCAATGCAAAAATAATATAGTTGTTCAGGTAAGTATGGTAAATCGCATAGTTGTTCAGGTAAGTATGGTAAATCGCATAGAGACGAAATATCGGGTATTCTCGTTGATTTCCCCCATAGAGGAGTGTCGTTACTGTATACTTCCGACAGTCCTCTTTGAGTATAAGCTAACGATTTATCTCACAATTAGAGTATACAATAGAAACACTAGCTTTACAAGGGAACAACAAAAACCCTACTGCCAATCTCTCGACTAACAATAGGGCAAGGCATCAAACCATGACTTACTTTAACAACTTATACACTACAAGGGTATCATCCTCTTCTTCTTTTTCTAACTTAACGCTAGTATCAGATGTAACACGAAGGCTTCGTATTATATCAGAAGCATTAACAGAATAATAACCATAATCTGAAACAGATACATTTCGGCATTGACTTTGAATATCTTCTGTAAGAAAACCTAGATATATTGATTCTTGTCCTTCGACTGGGTCGAACTTAACCATTAATAACATCTTTAGTTTATCTTTCAGATGTATGTCTTTTATTATCAGTTTCTTCTTCTTATAGTCTATATAAGATTTATTATAATTAACTTTCTTCTTCGATATTATTTGGTAATCCAGTAGGCTCATTATTAAGTATTTTAATTAAATTCCCATGACTTGGGACATTCTTCACTCCTGACCTACATCTATATTCGACAAATGCTGTCTTACCAATAAGTTTATCTTTGTTAAGAAGATAACTTTCACGAGTAGAAGCATCACCAATAGGCATACATTCAAACGTTTCATTATTAATATCATTACTAAGAACGAATTTACTAAACTTAGGTCGTTTAGCTCCTTCGGGAATAACATCAATAATCTTAAACTTACCGTCTAATATTGGTTTACTTTTATACATAGTAGAATTACGTTTGCCAAATTGATATGTAGCATAAGGATTACGAAGAATAGCTCCCTCGAACTTAGCTTCAACAAAGATGTCTCGATATTTAATAATATCTTCATCTCCATTAAGATTATCGTAAGTATGAATAAGTACGAAACGTTTCTTATTATTTATGTGATAATCAAGAATAGCTTTAGCATTAACGTAATTAGGCATCTTAAACTTACCAAACTCTGACTTCAATAATGATATACGACTAGTTTGAATCATATCATCGATAGCTAAGTCGTAACACCAAAATTGAAGAAAGCGATTATATGGACTTTTAAGATTCTCGGCAGCACTTAGAATATCATTTAGTTCAAGACCTGGAATATATAATTCTCCGTCTAATACTAAATTATCTTCTAACATACGATTGAATTGTCTATCTGTAAGTACTTCATCCAACATTACATTCTCTAATACTGGACACTTATATTCAAGTCCTTTACGACTACGAAATACAAGTCCTTTAGTTTTAAAGAATCCTTCACCACGCATAACAGCAGATATATTACAACGAACACCATTAATCTTCATTTGAGCTAATAGTCCTTGTTCGTTATTATATTCATATATCTTAGCTAACATAGGAAGAACAAAACCTTCGTTATTAGTATTGTACTTAGGAAGATAACAATTAAGATAATTAATTAAATCATCTTCATTTGTTATTTCAGCAGGAGTATTATCATATAATTCTCCTAATTCAGTACCACCTTCTCTACGTTTAGCAGCAACAATAGTTTTCCATTCTTTCTCAACACCTCTAGGTGGAACATATTCAGATGTAGTACCTATCTTACCGACAATACCATACTTTAGAATTATCTTATGACCTAGTATTTCTGCTGACCAAAAGATAGGTTTACCTTGTGCATTACGCTTATAAAGAGTAATACTTTTCGATTCACTCATACTTCTTCAATTTTATATTTATTAGGTTGTTCACGCATAAGACCAATAGCAACTTCTCTATCTATTATCATAGATTTATTAGTATCTATAACAATAATCCTGACTTTAGGATTAGGAGAGGGAGATGTAACAGATTTCAGCTCCTTTATGGGGGAAGATTTGGTAATCCGTTTACTAGTCTTATTAGTTCCCTTTTTCTTTTCGTAAACAATAGGAGGATTAACTTCTTCATATTTAAGATTAGCTTCATGAATCTTTTCAAGAGATTCTTTATCATAACCTAAATATATAAGAGCTGCCATTATCCATCTATATCTAAAATGAATAGTTTGAATATAAGGATAATTAGGTAAATCTAATTCATGAAGATAACTAGCAATAGTATCGGAAGTACCGTTAACTTTAAGATTATGTTGAATCATTCTTATATCAGAACCATCTAACTGATAACTAAACGGATTTACGTTGTTTAACTTCATTTGCTGTAAGTCTTACAATTATGTACTTTTTAGGTTTACCTATTCTCGCATGATAGAACTTGAAACACTTTAGATAATCAGTACTTTCAGTCCACTGTATAAAGTTTCCTTTAGATACAGATGTATTAGCTTCATAATTAAACTCTCTTGGAATCTTATGACTACTATACATATCTTTATCTAAGTAATTCTTAATGATAGCTAAGTGTTCAGGATTATCAAACTCAAAGTTACCATAAATCTTTATCTTAGAAAAGTCAATTGGTGTACCATCAGAAAGAGAGATACGAATTAAAGTATTAGGATTATCAACCATTTGTTGCTTAATATGATTAAGATACTTCTCTTCTTCATCTGTTAAAGGATACATAAAATAATAGCTATGAACATTTCCGCTATTACCGAAACTGTTTATAGCTATTCTCTTTAATGGAGCAAATGAATTAAAATCAATTACTCTACGTTCTTCTTGTGCCTTTGGAAGCGGCACATACTCTTCTTCTCTACTCATATTCAAATAATGATTCAGTTTGTTCTATAAACGAATTAATAGTTTCTCTTGAATACATACTAACTAACTCCGAGAAATCTTTAGCATCATAACTTCTTGGAATAACAATAGGTATAATACCATATTCTTTTCGTAACCTACGAGCACCACGTACACCTGTCAGGTCATTGTCAAAAAAAGAAATAAGTATTCCATTGTCGTTTAGCTTAGATTGAAGCCAGTTATATTCGTAATCTTTGAGAACATAACTCTCCGAAGTAACATTAATTACTCCTATTTGAGACTCTGACAAATTCCCCCGTAAAGGATAGGAATGTAACCAGTAACTTAATGCTAGATTGTCCTTATATGATTTAGTAATAATAATTATATCATACTTAGGTTTATCAAGATTAAGTATTCCAACAAGACCATTATGATTAGTTATAAACTTGATTTCTCCCTTACTTCTATCTCGAAGAGGAAAATAACATTCGATATTATAAATACCGTTACTATCAAGTCCAGTAACATAAGCATAACAAGGGTCTGATTCCTTATATGTATATTTAGGACTAGGTTGACAATACCTATTAATATACATTTGGTCAACAGGATAGACAAAATGAGTATTAAGCCAATGTAGACTAACTCCCCATTTTCCCCAAATATTCTTATCGTTATTAGTCCAAGTTCTAGTAGCTATTTCAATAATTGGTTTACTAGCTTTGATTTTAGATATTACTTGTTTAAGTAAGATTTCATTCTCTTCATCTACTTCTCCGTCATATATTATCTTACGGAAAGTATAAGCTATATGCTTTAATATATAATAGAAATCTGCCTTATTAGCAACATTTATATGACGACCAGTTTTAAAACTTAGTACATAAGCTACTAGGTCGAAACAATCACCAAAGAAAGAACCATTAAAATCACGAGCTTTTAGCTTATGTTTATTATTGAAAGCAAAACCAAATGTTGGATGATTATCAACACGTAAAGGAGAGCAAATAAGTTCATTATTTTCTACACAATTATTAACCACGGATATAGGTATACCCATATATTTAGCCATAATCATTTCTTGACTAACCTTAGATAATATAAACTCTTTTGTTAAGTCTTGTCTTATTCCTCTACGCATAGTATAACTAGATAAAATAAGCCTAGCTTTTACACTAGGCTTATAACATTATTAACGAAATATATTTGGATTACTTAGAATGGAAGTCCACCATTATCTTCTGTTTCAGGAGCAAAAGCAGAACTTTCAGTAGAAACAAATCCACCTGCTACACCACCTGCAAAACCACCCATAGGCATACTCGGATTAACAATTCCTGCACCCATAGGAATACCACCAATACCTGGGGCAGCTGCAAGATTAGGAGCTTTCTTTTGTTTTGATTGAACACCTTCCATTGGAGCAATACGTTCTTTAGTAATGTCGAACATTAGACTTGGTTCTTTGAAATGGTTAGCATCAAGCATAAACTGTTCTTCAAAGATTCCTTGACCTACAATACTTGGGAATACCAAATCGCCTTCTTCTGAACCTTGACCAGAGAAAGCCCAATCACCTTTGTTCTTATAATAGCGATTAAGTCTGAACCAAAATTGTCTAGGTTTACCTGTCTTATCAAGTAATGCAGATTTACCATTTTCTCCACCTGTTTCAACAAGTTTAACTACATTGTCAAACAGAACTCCCCAAGCCTTGATAACATCTTCTACTTCAACTGGTTCATACTGACCATTATCGTCATAATCAACATAACCAAGTTCGAGCATTTCAGATTCTTCATCAGTCATTTCACGACCTTTGAATACAACCACATCAAGGAAGTGTTTTATCCAAGCAAAGTCCATATTAATAAACTTCTCTTTAGCACCGCCAGGAATATAGTCAACATTACTTTCATAGGGCCAAAATGTCTTACTAGCAACACGAACATCAGCAGGATTAGTATGAAGAGAAGTAGCTTCAATAACAAGCTGTGGAATAGCTTTTCCTGCAAATGCTGGACGCATATTGTTATCTTCCTTCATAGTTACCCAAGCAACACGAGCATGAAGATGTCCAACAAATAACCAAAGATTATTAATAGCATCTTTATGAGAGAATTTCTTACGAGCAGTAGTTCTTGTCTCATTATTAATACCTCTGCGACGCTTTTTAGTTGCAGTAGTTGCAGCATTATTAGCTGATTGATTAACTACTGGTTCTTCTACTTTAGCACTTTCTTCTTCTTGAGTACTCATAAAATTTGTTTTTATAAAGATTAATACTAACAACAACAAGTTGTACAGGCTTGTTGTTTATTGCAAAGTTTCCAAATATAATAATTTTTTTAAATTATAACCAAATAAAAAAGAGCTAAATTCAATTAAGAATTTAGCTCTTTATAATCTAGCTTTTATCTAACCGGAAGAAGTTCTTATTTAGAAGATTGACGAGCAATCGGTTCTTCATCGGCTTTGAAAGAAATCTTATAAGCGTTAACTTCAACAGTTTCTTTTTCATCACCAATAACTTTACCAGTTTCAACAGCAACTACGAACGGTTCGTTCAAGTTAACTTCAAATACACGGTTAAACTTCTCTGCTTCGTCACCGAGATTTTCTTTCAATTCCGACCACATTGAAGAATCGGAGAAAGTCAACGGCAAACCAAGACCAGTAAGATTGGAAGAAGTAGAAGTACGAGCACCAGAGTAAGCACGAGTAGTAGGATTGTAGTCATCAATAGTAACTTCTTCTACTGACTTACCAACTTCTTCTGCGATTCTTTCTTTGTTAAGTTCAAATGCAGCCGCTTTCTGTTCAGCAGTCATACGAACACCTGCAAGTTTGATTTCTCCGTTCTTCTCGAACAAAGGTACACCTTTACAGATACCATATTCACCGAAGTTCTGAATAAGAGCAGCACGAGCAGCTTCTGTACCAAACTCAACATTGTTCTCTTCGCACCATGCCATTACTTCGGCATCACGTTCAGCAATAGCTGCATCAATATCAGCAATATTACTAACAAACTGTACGTTATCACCGGGAACAAGACCCATGATACGAGTTACTGCACCTGCCAAGCTAAACTTAGCTTTAGTACTGTTAGCAGTCAATGTAGGTTCGTTACTAGCTTGCATTACTCTCTTACCGCTTTGAACAGCGCTCATGCCAAATTGAAGTCCCATAATTGTAAAAATTTTAAAAGTTAATAATTATCAATACTAGGCTTAAAGCCTATTGTTATCTTAGTTTTTGTCTTATTTCGTATCTATTGATTAGTAATAGTTAGACTTCTATTACTATCAAATCTCTACAATATCAGCATCACTGATATTCATATTGTTTACTATCTTAGCTTCTGTTGTTTCCATACAACCAAGTATAACATCAGCAGCTATATCACGAGCAGCTAGTGTAAACGCTCTATGTCCAATAAGAGTTCTCATATATTTAGTATATGTATCTTTACTAGCAAGTCCAGCAGTTACAGCGTCACTATAACTAAAATGTCCTATACTAGTAATAACTCTGTTATCTACTACACGAGTAAGTTTATATTCAGTAATATAATCACAAGGAACATTAGGTATTCGGAAGATTGGAACTAATCCCTTAGTTGCAATATCTTTAGCTTGTTGTTGATTAGCTGCAACTCCGAACTTATTATTTAACTGATATTCCTTATATATAGTACCATTATAATCTTGATAATTCCTAACTGGATAAATACCAATTTCGTCATTATCAGAACTAGCATTAAATTCATCAGCTTCTTTCTTGCTTTTGAATCTCCTACAATACTCTGGTATCTTACTATCAATATAAACATTATTACCGTCTGTATATTCATACAGAGCTATATAATCTTTAGTGCATTCCCATGTTATAGCTGCCTTCAATAATAACGCTTTAATTAAGTGAACGTCTAATGTAGTTTTACCATTAATAACTCCTAGATGTTCAATACAACTAGTGAATGGTAAACCTAGTTCTTTAGCACGACTATATATTGCAAGACCGTCTTGAATAGTCTTAATACCGCACTTATCACTAGACATTACTGATTTCAGATACAACTCTAACTTACTCCTATCATCGGGATTGTAAATGTCTAGTGTATTAAGAGCAGAAGCCATAACCATACTATTATTATTTGGTTTTGCTTTTGGTTCTGTCTTAGCTAGAGTTCTTTCATTCTCTGTCTTTACTTCTTCCATTATTTCAAAGGTCGCTTATTGATTACTCTACAAAGATACTAATTTCTTTTATAACTCCAAAGATTAGCATCTATTATTCTCCTATTATGAAATCATTTTCACTATCTTTAACTATTTCATAGTCTTTTCCTCCTTTCGTTTCTGCTAGCTTCTTTTCTTCATTCGTACCTTTACAATATACCTTATATATTATATTAGGTACGGAACTAAAAGATAGATTAGGTATTCGATATTTTAAGTCTCGTATTGAGCTGCAAAGAGGTGAAGTGAAAATCACTATATCCACAACTCCTATAAAGCTCGTATCAATAGAATTATTTGCCGACAATACTTTCACATAGTCGTCATTAAACAGTTCCAAATTTCGCGTTCTTTGGGCTTGCGCTTTTATGATTACAGGCTGTCCGACTTTAGCTCCTGATTTATATACTTTAGGTTTTCCGTTTTTGTCATAAGCCTGTATTCCTTCCATATCGTTATGATAGTTTCCGCAATAATCATACTGTAATATACTTATTCCAGTTTGGAATATCTCACCATTAGTCATAATAGATTTGCCCTCATACTTTATATTAGCATTTAGATATTCTGTTACTTTACTGGCAAATACTCCATTCTTTGAAATAATTAGTATTCTCTTGCCTATATTTTCCTTAACTATATCAAGTATAGCATCTAGCTTAACAATATTATCAGTTATTATCTTAGTTCTTTCTCTGATAATATTATAAGTTTGATTAACTCTCTCAATTAAAGAACTAGGATTATATAGTTCGTCTATCTTACGACACATAGCATCAGTCATATCCATTTTAGCTGACCAACCATTACTTTCCGCTACTTGTAATCTACAAGTTTCAGCTGCAATATTTAGTCTAGGATTACCAGTACGACATTCTTCTAACTTATCAAAACTACCAAATATAGTAACACTTTCATTAATATATTGGCTACATTTATCATAATAGATTCTATCAGCATCAGTTAGGACAACACCCTTTTGGTACTCCTTTATGGGGGAATGAATAGAACGATTGATTAAGTGAGCATAATTAATTTCATATACTTTAGGCGCATACTTGTACATAAGTACAGCATTATCAGCAACACTATCAATAGCATTAGTAGCAAGTAGTTTAAACTTAAAGTAATTACCACTATACTTCTCTGCAATCTTTCGGAACTTCTTAACATTAATAGTAATAAGAACATCTTTATGACTACTAGGACTAGGCTTATATGGAGAACGTTCTACATATTCACGAGTAAGTATAAGACATTTCTTATCGGTAATTAATTGTTTATGAATTTCCTTTAGTTCAGAAGTATTGTCAAGATAATAAGTAATGTTAGCTCTATCTTCCATTGTTTCTGTTATTATAAGAGACGTAAGTTCGGGAGTCTTAGCTACCATTTTATCTAACACCATAGTAACGAAATTCATTACGCTTAATGGTTCGGATAGAATAACACTACCCACACCTTTGTTATCAGACCATTTATTAGCAGCTTCATTATAAATATCAGTTACATCATTCATAAGACAAGTTGTTCTTTATAATATTTAGGATTAGCAAGAACATAACTATGATTAAGAGGACTATTTAATAGAATAATATCAGTATCTGTTAAAAAGTTCCAACCACAATCATCGGTAAAAGAAATAATTAAATATTCTAATACAGTATTATAGCCTACTATCATTCCTTTAAATTCACCATATATAATCTCTTTTCCAAGATTAGCTATACATATATTTTCTATATCCATTTTATTAATCGAATAAAGTATTTCTCATTCCATAATATTTCTTAACTAAACGTTTACCTTTACCTTTATTATTACGACTTTGCTCTATTGGTTCGATAATAGCCATAGCTTCATTATAATAATATAGATAGTTAACATTTAGTTCAGATATATCAGTATCATCAACAGTATTACATATAGAAACACGTTGACCTGCACATAGAGAACTTTTCTTAACTTGTTCTTCATTATGTTCGTTCCAGCCCATACTCTCGACTTTCATCAATGTTCCCCCCGTAGAGGAGATGTAAAACCTTGTATTCCTCTGCACCACATCTGTTCTTATCTTTCCGTCTACAACATGAGTAAACTCTAGTCTATACTTATGATTAACATTTTGAGTACGACAGAAATCAAGAATAGATTTAGCATTTCTAAGAGTTTCCATAACAGGAGTACCATTAATAAAATATTCAGTAACACATTTAGCTACAATAGGAGAATTATATCCTTTAGATAAATCCTCTAAGAACATCTTAGGATTCATTCTACCTTTGAACTTTCTGCCATTATTTGGTTTAACAGTAAGATAACTATTTACTCCTTCTGTAACATATTTAATATAAGGAGTAAATTCACCAGTTAAACCAACTACTTTTTCCCATTCATGACAAAGATTACAATATAATTCGAACTTATCTTTAGGTATTATCGAAACAATACCGTCGGTATTAGCACTTATTATATGAATTCCTGCAAGTTCAAGTTTTTCTATTAACATCAATAGAAATAATTGACCATTAATAGTTACTTGATACATTGCTTTTTTATCACATAGGAACGATTGTTCACTTCCCATTTTACCAAATATACCAGCATTTGCTACAATCTTTAGACAAGCAGCAGCAGTAGCATGTTTATCTCTTTCTATAACATCAAGAGATTTATCTTTGGCTAAATGTTTATGTTCTAGTCGTTCATCAACAATAGTATCAGCTATACGAAACCATGCTTTAGGAAGTAGATGTTTCTGACATACTTTAAGACTTCTAATAATATTAGGATACATTGAATTAATATCAAAGTCACAGATATATATATCAGAAGTACTAACTCCAACAGCACCATTACTATCGTAAGGATTACCAACAGTAATATCAGTAGCACCTGAATAATCAGCAGAACTATGGTAAATGTTCGGAATCTCGTTTGAGTGTAAACCGCCTGTTGCGATAGTGTATGACGTGCCCATAAAGGTAAATTCCCTGTCAAATTCGCCCTTTTCCCCACGTAGGGTTAGCGAACGTATGCCCGACAAAATATCGTTCAATTCAGGCGTGGAAAATGAGATTTTGTCTGACAAAATTTCGGAAACTACGATTTTCCTACGTATTGTCTTAGTATCAATAAAGGCTTTAGGATGTAGACCAGTAAACTTACTATATAGTTTAACAATAACTTTATCAGCTATTGTACTTCTACTAGCAGAATACACATCTACCTTATATTCTTCACTAATACGATACCTTAAAAGAACTTCTTCCTGATTCATTCTGATTAGCTCGGCAACAATATATACATCATTGTCATTATAATCAGCCATTTCATTAAGATATTCTTTAGGAATAAATCGCTCAAATACATTACGATAATGAATATTAAGTTCTCTATCAGTCATCCCCTTTGCTTCGGGTAATCTCTCGTGATAATAATGTCTATCTAAATCACCAATAGGTGGCATAGTATACTCTTTTAGATTATACCATTTAATATTAATAGAAGTCTGTTTAAGACTTTTATGATAATGGTCTAGCCTAAAGATTTGGAATAAATCTAAGTCTCGAAATGCCACGTTATTACGAAGTATAAGAGAAGTAAAATTATCAGTCCAAAGAGTATCATTATTAGAACTACGAATAACTCTCTGTGATGTTTCATATAAGAATGTGATTAACTTACTAGGCTTATCAAATTGATTATAATACATAAGTAATGCACTTAACATTAAGCGGTCGTACTTTTTGTTATTGTAGCCGAAATAGTCTGCTTTCTGTTGTAACCAATATAATAAACTGAATAAATCAGTATCATCATCTTCATATAAAACAAAACGTTTCTTAGGTATTGTTTCTAAACGTTGTTTTATCTCTGCAATAGTAAGTTTATCAACAAGAGGAATAGCTTTTCCATCATTATCGACACAATCACTAAATATTTTGAGATAACTACGTAAATCAACAAATACTACCGAGAAGTAATTTCTAGTTACTTCGACATCATAACACATAGAGTTCATACTTATACTTTATTTATTGTCCATAACACAAATATAAACGATTTTTACATCTACTACAAGCTGTATATAATCTACGAAGGGTTTCATCTATATTTCCCCAAGGATTACCAGTTCTAGTATCAAATACAATATCATTTATATCTACGTACACATCAGCATAAGTACTTCCTTGTGCTTTATTTGCAGTAAGAGCAAAACCATAATCTAAATCACGACTGAATTTTATCTTATTAGTAGCTTTATCTAATAGATTAACTAATAATAAGTTTCTTTCCCTAAATTCATAGTATTCTTTCCAACGTTTAGTTCTATTATATTTATCAGCATTAATAGCATTATAAATATAAGATTCACCTAACTTATAATAAAGCATAGCATTATTAAAATCAGAATGGTCTACTACAAATAAAGGCTTAGTTCTATTACCACCATTAACTCGTATGAAGGTTACATTAAATCCATGAATATTATCTCTATTAGTAAAGTTCTTAATATCATGTATTATATAATCTTCGGAATTAATAATAATAGGTTCTTTAAAATCATCAATAAAAGTATTATAAGACATTACTAAATCATTCTTAGTTAGAATTGCTTTACCACTATCTTCAATAATATTCTTACGAATGAATTTATTCCAGTCAGACACAGATTTATTAGTATAAGTAACAAGACGACAAGTATCAACATCTCTAGTAAATTCTTCATTATAAAATCCGTCTATTACAAGAGATTGAAACTCAAACAAACCACAAGTATAATAACCCTTAGTTTGAGTAGAATCAAAAGCATACCGATTTCTATTGATAAACTCTAGGAACTTCCAAGTTCTATTATCAATATCCTTTCTTAATATTCTTAATAATTCACTAACAGGATTACTTTCTTCTTGTCTTACAATCTGCCTAAGAGTATAAAACTTAATATTATCGAAACAACGTGAGCGAGTTTCTTTAACTGGCTGGAGCTGGTGCGCATCACCCATGTAAATCAACATGCACTTAAACTGTTCACATTCTCTTTCTATCAGAGTTTTAAGATTAATACCAATCATAGATGCTTCATCAACAATATATAATTTATATTGTTTAATCTTCTTTTCAGCTAAAGGGTCAAAAGGAGGATTATTAACATCAAAATCAGTAACATCTGTATTAAGTCTTAAACCTAAGTCACTAGCAACAGTAGATGTAGCATATCCAGTAGACAAACGAAGAACACGAGCAGCTTTATGAGTAGGAGCAGCAAGTCCAATAACAGATTTAGCTAAACCACATCTCTTTATTACTTCACGTATCATATATGTTTTTCCAGTACCCGCAGAACCAATAAGAGCACGTTTATAATCGCCTTCAACATAACCTTTTTCTATAAAGGCTACAAGATTCTCATAAGCAATCTTTTGGTCACGAGTAAAACTATTCAAGACACTATCATCTTTTTTAGCATCATCAAACTTTTCAAAATTCATTGCATTTCAATAAAAATTTATCAATATTATCACGACATTTAAGAATATAACCTTTAACTGGTAATCCTATCTTAAATGGAATATAACAACTAGGCATAGTACAATAAGCATCAGTACATCTAACAATCTTAGTAGGTCTACCATGACTATCCAATGCACGAGTATATATTGTCTTAAAACCTTTACATGAGTACGAACGTTCAGATAACATAATAAGTTCATTACTATCTTTAGGTTTAAACTTATACATGTTATCATGTAGAACAATAGTTCCAGTAACAATCTGCATTATTACTTTCTCACGAGGAATCTTCTTATCCTCATTAACTGCTGATAACTTAAAACTTAGTCCCATATTACTAAGATTTAACAATTTGATTAGGAAGATATTGTATACAACACCCTCCTTTACGGGGGAATATCTTATATTTATCAGTATTCATAATTCTAGGTAATGGAGTAATTTCACAACATCTATCGCTATGAACATCTACGATAATACAATGATAAGCATTAACACATAAATCATGAGATATAACAGCTTTAAGTCCTTCAAAATATACATCAAAAGTACTATCAGGATTAACACATTGTTTTAAATCTACAATCATATTAATTAGCTTTAGTTTTATATATTTCGTATAACTTAGTAAATTCATCAGAAGGCATACATACAATAGGAGTATTAGTATGCATTTGGTCTTTAGGAACAATACAATTTCTAGCAGTAACTATTCTATCATCTTCAACAAATATAGTTTCAAGAACTAAACAATTACCACCATCTAGTATTTCCTTACACTTAGGACAAACATATATCTTGTCTGTACCAAATACAATAAGCTCATCACCACAAACTAGACATTTACCAGTTGTGACAATGAGCTTACCATTATCTTGTTTAAACTTGTTTAACTTCGGCATAACTAGGTATACGTCTCCTTTCTTCCATTTTAACAAGTTTAACACTTTCAAATACATTAAGAGTAAAAGCTACTAACTTATAGCTCTTCTCTTGTCTTCCAAGTTTTACTTTCCTTTTAATCATTACGTTTAGTATTTAATTATTATTTAATAGGAGCATCTGACCGCTCCGCTTCGCTCCGCTTTCTTCCCCCGTAAAGGAGCAGTGCTTTTCTTACTTTCTTCTTTATTTCATTTAGAGTTCTACTATTAACAACAGCATTATTGTTTTTTACTTCATCGCTACATAAAGAATTACTATATAAAGTTTTACTATATAATTCTTTTACATTGCTTTCAGTATCATAAATGAATAAATAGAAACCAACATAAGCAGTAGGTTTAGCTCTACCAAGATGAATATCAATAGATAGATATTCTTTACCTAATACTTTTACCTGTAACTTTTGAAGTTCTCTAACTAGTTTAATAAATTCTTTTTCTTCCATGTCGGTATATAGTTTTAATTAATAATCATAGAAAAAGGAGCAGACGCTTCTGCTCCAAGCTAAATAATTGACATTATAAAAGTCCTAATTCTATCTCACGACAGTAATTTAACTAGGGGTAAAAATTGAATAAAGTTTTGTTCTATCTCACGACAGTAATTAATAAACTTGTAACAAACACAAATACTATGTATTTATAGCTGACATTTTACGAAGAGGATTTCCCTTACTTCAACCATTTGGTTAATGTTTCAACTTAGATTAGTCATCATCGCTATCAGAATAAGTAATAGTACGATTCTCACGAACAGTACTATTCAATTAATAATTCCATAAAACCAATAGCTATAATTCTCACGAACAATAGTTATTATACTACAATACGACAAAATTTTAGTTTAACTAAAACAGACAAAACAAAATATCAATCTTTATATATCTTACGATAATCTACAAAATAATATTTAGGATTAGTCATAATAAAGTTTTCAACAATATCTGCTGCTTCATTAGGATTATTTCCTTTATAAATATTAATAGGATTTTTTCCTGTAAAAGCATTTCTAAATCTATTATACTTATCAAGAAAAACTAAATTATCATCAGAAGAATAAAATACAGTGTATACATTATTTTCTTTCTCGTGATACTTCTTACAAAGATTATCATAACCTTCCATTGTTTTATCACGAAGTTCTTCCATATATTTGACGTAATTAGTCATTATATCATCCCATTGTTCAATAGCTTTAATCTTATCTTCAATAGGATAATCATCTTCAAGAATATTATTAAGAAGAATATTTAACTTCTTAACATTAAGACTTTCAACATCATCTTTAAGTGATTCATTAAGTCCACCTTCAATAAACTGTCTATGAAATTCTTTCTTAGCTTTAGCTAAAACATCATCACCCATAACAGCTGCAAATATTGATTCAATAATTTCTTCCATTATAATAAGTTTTATAAGTTAGACAATAAAAAACTCTACTAATATTATTCTAATCTCACGACCTGAATAATCTTAATAGAGTGGAAACCGACATTTATTTTAACCCTTTTGTCAGATATTAATTAAATAGAGTACGTATCGGCATTATACTAAACGTAAAATAATAACTGCAATAGCTCCTAAAGTGATAAGAGAAGCAAGAACAAAACAAACAGTATTATACTGTCTCTTAGCTTTAAGCTCTTCATAATCTTTATTAGCTTTATCTAACTTAGATTCGAGAAATTTAACGCCGTCTTTAAGAGCTTTATTATTAGCTTCCAATTGATTATTAGCAGCACTTAATTTAGAAGACATACTACGAAGAGCTTTATCTTCATTACAAATATTCTCATACATGAGCTTATAATGATTAAGACCAGCATCAGACTTTTCATTAGATTTACGTAGACGAATAACTTCTGTCTTTAATTCGTTAACTGTTGGACGTTTCTTACTAAGAACATCGACTTCTTTCTTTTCATTCATAACTATTAGTATTTAATTAATCTTCAATATGAGTTATATCTAAGTCGAGGTCTATGTTATCCTCGCTTAGAGTATTTCCAGTATTCCAATTATTAGCCATTTCACAGTCGAGATAGTCTATATCAGCTACCAAACCACAAATAGGAAATTCTACACCTTCGTCATACATAATCTTAAATTTTGTAATACGGATGCAAGTATAGCAATAAATAATGGAAATACCAAACAATAATGATAATATTTAATGAGTATTGCTATGAGCTATATCATCTTTGAATCTATCCATTATATCATAAACTGATATATTAGAACAATTCAATAGAGTATTAATAGTATTAGCAGTACGTTGGTCTTTACAAGTAATATTAAAATTATCATAATTGAACTTACGAACAACATTAGGACTAGCTTTATGAATATAATAAATATCCATAGCAGAGACATTGAAGTCTACAATATCATTTTCGTATTTATCTAATACGTCTTTAAGAGATATGTAATATCTACAATCACCAATAGCTCTAGCAGCACTAGCAGTATCTTTAAATCGAATAAAGAAACCGGAATCAATAGAATTACGAATAGTTAGCCATTCAAAATCTAGCTCGTATTCTTTATATGGTTGAACATAAAGTCTCAAATTATAAAGAGCTTGTCTAAAAACTCTTAAAGCATGAGTTCTTTCAGCTAGTAGAGAAGTCTTTTCTTCTAATCGTTTATTGAGCTTATCAATATTTTCTTTAGAACGGCTTAATTGAGTATTGAGTTCCTCATTAACTTTAACAGTAGCATTAAGAGTATCTTCGATATTCTCTAACTTAATAAGACTATTAGTTTTCTCTTCAATAATTTTATCCTTCTTTAGAATAATATCTTTATATTCATTTTCTTGCTCTTCGATTTGATTACGTAATTCGGTAATTCTATTACCGCTATTAGTAAGTTGTCCTTCAAGAAACTTAATACGTTCAGTTAACTCATTATTATTAGATTTAAGAGATTCAATCTCATCACAATCTTTAATAGTATAAGTATTGCCTAAATTAGCAATCTCACAAATAGAAGCAAGTGATTGAAAATCTAAATCAATAATACAACTACTTTCTTCAACAATAACAACTCCATTAGTATGAGATACAAGAGTTAGATGCTTTTTATCAATTACAATAGCTTTCATAAATACAAGTATTAATTATTAAGAATTTAATTTTAGAAGTATACAGTCTCTATATAATATAAGAGACGAATAGAACCAATAACTATTATATAAGTAATAATAGCCTGAATCAAAGAGTAAGTGATACGAACTTTCTTATAAGTAAGATAGTTAAATATCAAATAACAGAAGAATATAACTATCCAAATCAAAGATAGAAATATATGGAACTGATAATCTGTCATGGTGAAGTAATATCAAATAATATTAAGAATATACATAAAGTAGACGCAACTATTATTAAAGCGAATAATGTAGTAAGAAGAGTAATCTTAGTGTTAATAAGAAACTCACCGCATTTAATAAGTGCGATAATAAATAGTAATGCTAAGACAGTAATATCGTAGTTAGACATAATAGTATAAGTTAATAAGTTAATAAGTTAATAAGTTAATAAGTTAATAAGTTAATAAGTTAATAAGTGGATAAGATAGAGAGCAGAAGAAGTACAGTAATGTCACTCCTTTATGGGGGAGAAAAGCGAGCTTTGCGAGCGGGACAAGTCAAGCTACACAACAATACAATTATTAATAATAGTACTATTAATAATGTTACCAATAATGTTACTTCTGTTATCAATTGTAATACATAGTATTGTTATTACCGGAATCGCTCGAACTACTATTGTCAAAGACAATGGTAGTGACGCTCTAATAATAACAACTATAATATAATAGTAGACAATATAGTAGTATTATTATTAAGACTATCAATCCGATATAATAGTGAAACTATTATAGAGGACTAATAACAAAGACAATTACAATAATAACGACCATAATTCTAACGACCATAATTCTAATACTAAGGACTAATATCATAGATATTAGGAACTTAGAACTAACAATAACAACCAATAATTAGGACTATAATAATATCTAATAGTAGAATTATAGAATAGGGTTCAAATCCTAACTATTAATATAATAGAAACAACAGTATAGATTAATAGTATAGATTAATAGTATGATAATAAAATAGGATTCAAATCTTAACTCTAAGACTATTAGAACAAAGTTCTAATCGGATTAGACAATTAACAACCAACAACTATCAATATAATAGTAAGGACTAAAACTATAATAATCATGTCTAATAATAGGTTTATTATATAAATATGATTCAAATCCTAACTCCATAAACGGAATGGTAAAAGTAGTAGTCGCAACATTGTAGGTTAGAGTAGTGAGTTAGAATGAGGGAGTAGAGGTGAGAGAGGGAGTAGTCCAACTACTTAACCAACTCATCGCTCTTATCTACATCTTCTAACTATTCTTACTCCACTACTATTATCTCACTCTATTGTCTACTCTACTATCTAGCTTAACGTGGAGCCTTAGCGACCCTTCCGAGCATTGATATTGTCAATACTAGTAATAGTCTTGATACTATTGATACTATTTATTGTTATTGGTGTGATTGTATGAGCTTCTTCCTATTGTCTGCGACAATAGTCATCGAGGGAGGAATTTATGCGATATTGTCTGATAGACAATTTCGCCTAATATAATCCTATTACCTATACTTCGCGTGGGCGGGCGCACGTGTACCTATTATACGCACGCGTACACGCACGTATATAATAAGGTACGCGCGCAAGTGTTGCCCAACTTTTATATATATATATATATATATATATATAAGCCCAGTTTGTTATTTAGAATCCGTCTAAGAGAAACGTCGTCGAAAGGCGATTTTAGCTTATCAGTTGGTTAGCTTCGCTTATCAGTTGTAGCATTTCGCTTATCAGGTGACTAGTGTCGTTTCCAATCCCAGTTAGCGAGCATAAGTCGAGAGTATTGTCGAACACGTGCCGAATGGTGTGACTTTAGTTTAGTAGGAGAGGTTTCCCTCTCCTACGTAACTGGTTAAGCAGCACCCTCTGCATCAGGTTGGTATTTAGCCAACATGTCAGCCACGAGCATTTCGTCCGCAAGGGACAACGTACGCATACTAAGTTCGTACGGGAAATACTCGTAACGGTCGTGTTCATTAACACGTTCTTCACGAGACATTTTAGCGGCATACGGATTAACGAATACTTCACCTTGCGCAAGCACGTGTCCAAGCACACTAATACGTGCCTTCTTGAAGATAACGTGCAACACTGACAACGGAGCTGTCATAACAGCATTGGCAAGCATTGGCTCACCCTGACCTTTGAGAATAGCTGCAAGCTGAATACGAGTAGTAAATATATTACGAGTCGTAGACTCGACATAAGTACCACTAGCAACATCTTTAACAAACTGTGGAATGTTGCGATTAACAACAACAGTAAGAGCACCTGCATAACGATTACTATTATCAATGATATTAGTAATCATTAAGCTGTCGTGATTCTCAAAATCAGGACGGTCAAGCAACAGACGAGTAACATCGTCTGCTTCCTGTCCTTGATACTCGGATAGGTCAACTATACGAGCATCAGCAGCTTCATCAGCAGCTTCATTAGTAGCAACTGTTTCAGCGTTAGCACTTGCTGCATCAGCAGCTTCTTTTGCAGCTTTCTTAGCGGCTGCTTCGGCTGCCTTTCTAGCAGCATCATTAACTTTAGTTCCCATAATAAAATGAAATTAAATGTTATAAATCAGTCGGCAACTGTTCAACCAATGTGCATCCCGACTACACACACAATGGCAATATGTTTAAAGTCATTTGGTTTGATAGTAACTGCAATATGTTTATAGTCATTTGGTTTGATTGAGCCAATAGTTCTTTAACAACATCGTTAGCATCTAGTATCAATACTAACACTACTAATAGTATTAGAAAGCTATTCACATGGTTATCATACAACTTAATGTAACTTAGATGCATGAATACTGGTACACCTAGCATACTCAATGCCAAGTGTACCACTTTAATCTTATCGCTAGTATTCATACGTATCTAGTGTAATAACGTGAACAAAACTTGTCGTAGGTTTCACCTGCACGACCATACTTTCTCCAATCCCGCTTCTGTCTTCTAATAGCAGAAAGATAAGTAGCAGTAGTCATAGCTACTGCTACTAGCAATAATACCAAGAACACCATTACTCTTTAACAATGATAGGTTCATTAGATTCAATCTTACCAATCTGTTCTTTGAATAGTTCTTTGAGAGCAACGTAATACTCTTTGCTGATTCTATAACTATAATCATTGTTACAAGCAACAACAACACTAGAGGTAATACTATCACTGTTAGGTATAACAACAGTTGTGTTACTACCAATAATGGTAGTATTTGCATCATTAGTAATCTTCATAATCTTTATATTTTTAGAATTAAACAATCAATAGCAATATGTTTAAGGTCATTTGGTCTTGACGGGGGTATTGGAATTGGTTTGAGAGTAGGGGGCGTTGGTGGTAGGAGCTTCGTCTCCGAAAAAATATACTCACGAAAAATATATTTCTCTTGGGAGTAGCACTTCCTATACTATTAGATATTCTAATTCTAAGTTCGTCTTTAATAATATTCTTATTATTAATACTATTAGATGTTCTATCTCTATTAATCTAAGTATTACCTATAACACTTATAGTTCACCTCGATAAAATATACTCACGAAAAATATTATTTTGTGGAGTAGAATCAATAGTAGCATTTCTAATTCTCTTTCTTCTAATAGTTTCAACAGTAGTCCTAACAGTATTTTTAAGTCTCTACATATTATTAGTCCCAGTCTTAATCCTAAGTTCATTATAAGTCTTACTTCTAAGTCCCTACACATTAGTATTTCCTAATCCTTTCTTTCTAATGTTTCCTTTATGTCTTTTATTTCCTATTCGTTGCTTGTTGTTGTTAGTAGTCCAAAGTCTATTTTCAATAGACTTAGTCCTATTAGTCTAATTAATTCCTTTAAGTCCTTAATTGGTCTTACTTATATTATATAGTATTAGTTGTCTATTGTGTCTTATTGTGTATTACCTTTCTCCTCTTCTATCGAAGAGTTCGAAGATTTAGCATCAGGATTGTAAAAATAGAATGGTAAGATTTAGTCGATATTTTAGTTAAGTAGTGGATTTGCATTAGAGTGTGTACTAATGTGAACTAGTGTGAATGGATGTGAATTATATAGCGAATACAATTCTAAAGGTTTTTTAACGAGTTAGATATCGATAGTACGAATATTATTCGTATACTTGTACTATTAATGACTGGTGCATATATTACTCTTAGTAATGCTAGTCAACTTAATTAATAGTATTAACAATCTAATTAAAGTAATCATGTTACATTTAGAGAACAAAACTAAAGGAGAAACTTTCCTAGTTCCTCAACACATTGGAGAAATTGATTTCAAATATGTTTCTGACCGAGTTAAAGATATAACTCCGTTTAAGCATTTTGGTATTGTCGCTATTATTCAGACTGCTAAACTTCGTGAGATTATCAATCCTGATTTAAAGGGTACTGGTAGTACTAGATTTATATTAGTTAAGACTAACTATGCTGATGATGTTAAGGAAGAAGATAGAGCTATGCTTAATCGTTTCTTATATGTTGCTCCGTCTGATGTATTTACTGGCATAGATTGTAATCCTCGCAGTAACGAACTTACTCCTTATAATCTTGCTGAATTTATTCGTGGCGACCAAGACTTAAATCTTAGTATTGCTCGTGGTGAGATATTCCGTAAAGTTGGAAGTGGTTCTGTTATTAGTTTACTTGGTACAGAAGTGAATCCTGTTACTACTGAAAAGAAAGGAGATAATGGTAAGTTGATTACTACTATTGCCGAAACAGTAGTTTGTATTGGTTATAAGATTGTCCGTCTTACTGATATTCAAGGTCAGAACTCTGTCGAAGGTCTTATTCCTAGTGGTAAACCTCAAAAGTTTATAGTAGCTACTAACTTACTAAATGTATAAACTAGATGCCTTCTATTGATTTAAAAGAGAAAAAGGAGTTATTAGTAACTCGTCCTGATATTATTAGTTTATTAGGTGTTACACCTCTTGAAGCTGAAATAATAGATGATATTATAGATAATATCGAAGACCAAATTATTGATAGAATTAAAAGTCTACAACGAGTTTCAATTCCTTTTATTGGTGGATTTATTGTTAATGAAGCCAAGTTAGATGCAATAGAACATCATCCTGTAATGAAGGCTAAAAGGCAAGAACTTACTAATGAAGAATATTGGAAATTTAAAAAGAGCTTAGTTGCTACTCGAATGGCTCAACGTAGTAAATTTAGAAGTAGAACTTCGATAATATCTCGAACTGTTAGACTTAATCGTAAGTTAGCTGTAAGAAAACTTAGAGAGTTTAATCAAGATGAAAGGTCTTTTAAATTATATATGTATTTCTTTAGTAAGATGAAGCCAGTTAATGATTCTGATTACTATATTGAACTAAGAAATAATAAAGGTTATGATTACGAAGATTGCCCCTTTGGATTTAACAGGTATGATTAGCGTTGATGAGCAAGGTTATCCCTTTGCTCCTAACGTTTATCAGATACAGGATAAAGATGTAAGAGAGTTATATCTTCGTGATACTAGTGAAGATAAACTTCGGTATCTTAAAGAAGCCGGAGTTATTTTTTATCTAGCCGACCCTAAGTCTCCACCTAATCAAATGGGATATAGTCGTCCAGAAGCCTTAGCGTCTGCTAGGGCTAATTACGCTCTTCCTAATGATTGGCAACCCGATTCTCTTATTCTTCGTCTTGTTGATAGATATCATGAAGATAAGATGGGTGTTGCAGGCGAAGCTCTTGAAACTATTCTTAGAGCAGTTCATAATAGTTCTCGTGCAGCTAATATACTTAGTGAACAACTTACTAATAAACTTAATGCAGGTATGCAAGCCGAAGATACTTTACCAGTTATTGATTTGATAACTAAGCTAAATGGTATTATTAATATCATTCCTAATCAGATTAAATCTTTAGGTGAAGCTAAACAAGCTGCTGCTCTTGAAATAGAACAGAAGAAAGCTCGTGGTGGTAAAGTAGTTACTAGTTCTATGTCTGCTAAAGATGCTAGTGATTTGGAAGCTCAAGTAGAAGCTCAAAAGAGAGAGCTAGGATTGGTAAGTGATAGCATTGTTAACACTCCTTTACGGGGGAAATACGAAAGTACAAAATGATACCAGTTAAACCTGAATATAAGCAAACTAAGTTATACTTTGATGAACCTACTCATAAGTATACTGATAATTGTGGTAATTCTTATATTAGTGCTACTACTATTATTCATTCGTATGTTCCTGAGTTTGATTCTAATTATTGGGCTAAGTACAAAGCTAAAGAAGAAAACACTTCTATTAAAGATATAAAGAATCAATGGGATAAGATAAGAGATAAAGCCTGTGATATGGGTAATGTCTATCATAATAGTTTTGAAGATGGTATTCGTCAGAATAGTAAGTTCTTTAATGCTATTAAATATCTGAATAAACAAGAAAGTAAACAAATGGTTACTGTTGCTGATTTAGATGTTGTTGATAGTCATGTAAGACTTCTCGATGTCGATGCTTTTATTGAACATACTGAAAATAAATATCCTGAAATATATAAAGTATTTAAGTTCTATACTGAACGAGATTATAAGATATATTCAGAGATAGGAGCATTTCTTCCTAAGTATCTTCTTAGTGGAACTATTGATATACTTCCTATTCGTGAAGATGGTTTTGTTATTCTTGATTGGAAAACTAATCGTACAGGTCTTAGATTTCAAGCAGGATACTATAAGAAAGATAAAACTGTTCGTCCAGTACAAGAAACAGATGAATGGGTTCATAAGCCCGAAGATGTTCTACTTCCACCATTTGGTGGTCTACCTAATTGTAATGGTACTACTTATGCTTTGCAGTTAAATCTATATGCTAAAATGGTTCATCTTATTACTGGTTTGCCTTGTCGTGGTTTAGCTCTTTGTCATATTGAAGTTCCATTTGTTCTTAACCAATATGGTAGACCTCAAAGATTTAAAGACGGTTTTCATATTGATGAAAGTAAAAGTGAAACAGCTAAATGGTATAAGATTCCTAGATTAGAACCTGAAATAGATACTATGCTTAATATCCGTTATCAAACTGTTAATGGAAGTCAGAAACAACAAATGAATTTATTTGTATAATATAAATGTAATATCATGGCTAAATATAATAACTTATTAATAGATAGATGTCGTACTGTTGATTGGAGAAAGACACTAGAAAATAAAGGTTATTCTTACTTTGATAAAGGTAAGTATAATCTTAATCTTATTGGTGTTCGTTCCAAAGAACATAGTAATGAGTTCAATGATGTTTTTATAATTGATTATTGGACAGCTAATGGTAAGAGATATACTCCTATATATCCTTGTACTACTGACCCTGGTTATAAAAGTCTTACTAATCCTGTTAATATTAAAGGTTGTGCAATTCTAGTTCCTGGTCAGTATCGTGGTTGTTTTAAGAAAGGTTATCATAAGGGACAGTATCTTGCTCTTGTTCAACATAAACCTGTCAAAGTATTCCGTGATACTAATAAAGACTTTTATCTTGATTGTGATGAATCAACAATAGAAGAAGGAATGTTTGGTATTAATATTCATAAAGCAGGTGAATCGAGTATTGTTGTTGATGGTTGGTCTGCTGGTTGTCAAGTTCTAGCTAAAAGTATGGATTTTAGAGAACTTATGAATATAGTTAACTTAGCAATTCCTTTGTGGGGCGATGTATTTACTTATACGTTGTTAGAAGAAAAAGACTTAATAATATGAAACTAAAGAGTATTGGAATAGGACTATTAATAGTAGTAATCCCGTTTGTTATAATTGGAGTATTAAACAATTTTGTTTTTAATAAGGAAAATGTAGAAGTCCCGCTTATCGTTCCTGATACTATATATCAGGAAATAAAAACAAAAAGAGATAGTTTACAACTAGTAATAGATTCTATTCTCAATACTCTTAATAATACTAATCAGTATGAGAAAGAATTTGATAAAGCAATTAGTGATACTGATAGTATTGCTATTCTCGAACGCTTCATATATCTTGTGTCAAAACCAATCGGAGTTGAGAATCCAAAGGTTGGAGACGAAGGTAGATAGTTTACAGCAATCACACTCCTTTATGGGGGATAGCGGAGCGAAGCGGAGCTTAGATAAAGAAGTATTAAGAATAGCCAATGCTAAGTTAATACTTTCAGAAGAGTACAAAAACCAATACGAATCCTACAAGAAGTTATATGAATTAAAAGTTCAAGATAACTACTTGCAGGATTCTGTTATATCTAAGCAACGTGAAGAAATAAGAAGGATAACGTTAATAGGTAATGAAGCTATTACTAATCTTAATAAGGAGTATAAAAAGTCTAAGAGATATAAAAAACAACGTAATGGATTTATAGCTAGTACAAGTGTGCTAGCTATTCTTGTTGTCGTATTATTAAAATAATTATATAGATTATGCAATTGTCTGAATATCCATTTTTCATGTATTACATGGAAGAAGATAAAGGAAAGAAATATAAGCACGCAAGAGACTGTGGATATAAAGACCCATTCGACCATTTCTTAATAGGAGAAAGCGGAGGATTCTTAATGAATATTGACCCACATAAGCGTTTTGTTAATACAGACCTTCTACGTCCTGCTGCTATTACTTATGAAAAAGAAGGAGTTTATACTAAGTTTGCAGTAGATAGTATGCCTCATATAAACTTTCGTAAACAGGAAACTCTACGTAGACTTGTTGGTTTTAAAGCTCCATGTCTTATGGATACTAGAACTGGTGAGATAGAAGATGTCTATATTACTGGTGAACATTATAATTTTATTAATTATGGACGTATTCTTAAACTAGATACTAAAACACTTCGAGTAGAAGAAGGTAAAGTTACTGGTCGTAAGATAAGAGGATTTCCTAGATTTATTGATTGCCAATGGTGGTACTTCTTAATTAAACAGTTTTGTCGGGAGAACGGTTTGTTCCTTATTAATGATAAGACAAGACGTGGTGGATTTAGTTATATGGAAGCTATTGGTTCTGCTAACTTTATTAATCTTACTCCTAACCGTGCTGTTATTCATGCTGCTAGTGATAATAAGTTCTTGGTTCAGTCAGGTGGTCTATCTGACTTTATGAAGAAGCAAATTATCTTCTATGAATCTAATACTCCTTTTGTTAGAGGTATAGCTAAGATTGATGCTAGTGATTTTATATTAGGTTATAAAGACCCTAGTACAGCTATTATTGACGATAATAGTTGGAATAGTGCTTGTATATCTGTGTCTACTAAGAATAATCCTTCTGCCGCTGTCGGTAAAGATGCTGGAGAAATTAAGTGTGAGGAAATGTCAGAGTTTGAAAACTTTGATGATTTTATGGATGTTACTGAACCTACACTAAAGACAGGTTCTGTTACTACTGGTTTTCTTAATGCTTGGGGTACTGCTGGTAAAGCTAATGCAGGTTGGGTAACATTTGAGCAAAACTTCTATGACCCTAGAGGTAGAAACTTTATGGCATTTGAAAATGTATGGGATAAAGATAGTAGACCAGAAGTATGTGGTTACTTTAAACCTTATTGTTGGGGACTTGAAGGTTATAAGATTGGCGATGATAATCAAATCGCTACTCTTACTTCTCTTGATGATGATGGTAATTCTGATATAGCTCTTGGTTTTCAAATAGCAGAAGAAGAACGTGCTGCTGAAAAAGCTAAGAGTAAATCATTCGCTAAGTTTATTAGTTATTGTGGGCAGTATGCTAATATGCCTAGTGAATCATTTAGTTCTGTAAGTGAGAATATATTTAGTAGTGAGATATTAGATGAATGGGAGCAAGAACTAAAGATGTCTAATAAATATAACTTCTATATAGATGGTAAGTTTGTAGAATATGATTCGGATAACTTCGAGTTTATTCCTAATGAACGTATTGCTGCTACTGGTGGTGTATTTAAGAAGGATTACTTTGATTATATTAAGAATGTTCCTCGTCACTCTAACGAAGACCCCGAAGGTTGTATTCGTAAATGGTTTAATCCAATTAAAGTAGAATACATAGATAAAAAGACAGGTCAGCTAACTAAAGGTACTCCTCCGGGAATATATAGTATTAGTTATGACCCTGTTGGTATTGATAAGGATAAGAAAGAACTTACTAATAAACATTCACATAATAGTATTAAAGTTTGGATGAATCCTTGTATATATAATGGTTATCGTCCTAGATTATGTGCTGTGTATTATGGTCGTCCTGATGAACTAGAGAAAGCAGATAGAATCTGTTATTATTTTGCAGTTACTTATAATTGTCTTGGTACAACTAATGTCGAGATTAATCGTGGTGAAACAGTTAGTAATTTTAAGAAGTGGAAAGCTGTTAGATACTTAGGTTATCACCCAGTTCATTTATGGGATACTAATATTAATACTAAGAAGATTAATACTATTGGTTATGATATTAGTAGTGAAACAGTTAAACTTGATGGTCTTAGAATGTTAAAGGAAATGTTGTATTCCCCCATAGGGAAGTTCGAGGACGGTCGTGATATGCTTGTTCTTCATACTATATATGATTATCAGTCTATACTAGAGTTAAAGAAATGGTCTAATACTGGTAACTTTGACCGTGTATCTGAAATGATTGTTCGTGGTATTGAATGGGCTGCTAATGATAAGTTTGCTAAAAAGCAGCTTGAACATAGACAGAGAGTGCAAACAGAGAAAGAAAACTTTTGGAATCGTAAACGTTATTAATTATGAGTTGGTTAACAGAAAGCAACAGGTTAAAACATTTCCTCTATGCAATCCCATGTGGATTACTAGGAATAATGTTAGTAGTAGGCTTAGCCGTAGGCATGGAATTTAAAGATAAAATGTATGGCGGTAAGTTTGATTTCTTAGATATTTTAGCTACATTGCTTGGCGGAATGATAGGATTCGTATTAATGCTAGTTATAGTAATAAGTACGGGTGCTATTAATTGGTACATTAATATACTTATTAAACTAAGCGAATTGTTATGATTGATGCTAAGCTAAATGCTCGACTTGGGGACATGCCTAAACAGCGTGTCCCTAATTCTGAAAAGGATGAATACTGGGCTGGTAGAACAATAGATTATTGTATTGCTGCCGGACTAGCGTGTAATGATAGAACTAAGACAGAACAACTTCTTGAAATACTTCATGGAGAAATGCCTGACGAGTTCTATCGTAAAACACTTAATCCTTATAATGCTACTAAGGAGAACTTTAAAAGATTTCCTGCTACTCTAAGAAATCTTGATATTATTAATGATGTAGTTCGTCGTTATTTATCAGAATACGTTAAATCTCAACATGAATTTATTGTTGGTGCTAATAATCCTGAAATCATTATGGCTCGTGATGCTGCTATTCGAGAAGATATAGTTAAGCGAGCTATGTTAGCATTTCAACAAGAACTTCAAAGGAGAATACAGCAACAACAAGCTGAAAATGCTCAACTAGAAGCTCAAGGACAACCAATACAAGAGGTTGACCCTGAACAATTAGCAGCTGATGCAGAAGAGTTTGAAAAGAACTTTATTGATAATTATATAGATGAGATAAGTGCACAAGCTCAACAACTATTAGAAGTTATTGATGATGTTCTTAATAATGAGACAATAATTCCAGTTGAGTACTTTAACTATATCGTTACAGGGGAAGTTTATAGTTTCCATACTGTTCGTGGTAAAAAGCTAGTTAAAGAGTGGGTTCCAACTACTGATATGTTTCCTGTTCCTAATGGAGAACAAATGGTATCTAAGTATGATATTGTAGCTCGTAGAATGTTAATGAGTTACAATCAAGTAATAGACCAATTCTCCGATGAATTATCAGATGAAGAACTAGAATTTATAACTAAGTATTATAATCCTAGTACAGTTGGTGCTACTCGTACACTTAGTCTCAATGCTTATAGTTATTATTTTCCTGAAAAGTGTAAGAGCTATGAGAATGATAATAGAGAGATATTTCCTTCTGATGGTTATGATTTAAGATTAAAGAACGGAGAACTCCTAGAAGTATGGCATGTTAATTGGAGAGGTTATACACAAGTTAAGATATTGAAATATGTTAATGAAGTAGGATTAGTTGATGAAATGATTGTTCCTGATGATTTTGAATTTAATCCTGAACTTGGACATATTGAGATAACTTCTGTATATAAACCACAAGTTTACGAAGGTTATCGTATAGGAGGTCAACGTTTTGGTATATATCCAGGTGGTGCTAAACCTATTCCTTTCCAATTAGATGATGATGTTAGATTGCAGTATTGTGGACTTCAAGAAGTACTTCCTCAAATGGGAAGATTCTCTATTGTAGAAATACTTACTCCATTCCAAATATTAATCAATATCTTCTCTTATCATAGAGAGATGATGATAGCTAAGAACAAGATGTTTATTCTTGTCGCAGCTAAATCTTTATTTGGAGAAGATGCAGAAGAAGCTATCTATAATATAGCGGCAGAAGGTATATTCCCGTATGATGATGCAGAAGATATTAATAGTACTAAAGCACAATCTATTAAAATGCTTGACGCTAATATATCTGGTTATATTACTGAAATATCTAATCTTATTGAATCTATTAAAGCTAGTGCTCGTGAAATGGTAGATATGACACCACAGCGTTATGGACAGATAGCAACTAGCGCTGGTAAAGGTACAACAAAAGAAGCTATTATTCGTGGTTCAATGGGTACAGTTATTATTAACTATATGTTCGATAAGTTCCGTGAGGACGAATATCTAATAGATTTAAATAATTCCAAATTAGCTTGGATAGACGGATTAGATACTTCTTACTATGATAAGTCAGATAGAAAGCAATATGTCTCTCTTAATGTAAATAATCATACTCTCGGACAATATGTAATCAAAGCTAAAAACTCTGATAGAGAAACAGAGAAGTTTGAACAACTTAAAGAGTGGGCTTTCAATGCTAGTCAAAATGGAGATTTGATGTCTGCTGTTGCTGCTATTACTTCCGGTAATATATCTAGTCTTAAACTAGCTATTAATCGTTATCAAGAGATTCGTCAGAAGAATGAAGAATCACTTAGACAATTAGACCAACAATTAGAAGAAGCTAAGAATAAAGCTGTTCTTGAACAGATAGCTGCTAAAGGAGAACAAGACGCTAGACTAGCAGAAATCAAAGGTTATTATGATTTACTTGCTAAAGGAATGGACACCGAAGCTGCTATGGCTGCTTTAGCTAATCAACCTGCACAAGCTGCTCCACAAGATAATTCTGCCGAACTATCATTGAAACAAGCTGAACTAAATGAAAAGAAACGAGCTAAGGATTTAGATATGATTAACTCTGCGTTAGATAGAGATAATGAACTAAAGATAGCTAAAGAGAATAAGAATAGATATGATAGTCCTAAGTCTAAATCTAGTTCTACTAAGAAGTGAATACTAAGTTATAATTAGCTATATACCATTCTCTATGATTCAGACGTGCCCTACGGAACTTTCCGTAGGGTTTTTCGTACCCATAGAATCGACGTAGATAGCATTTCCTTTGCCTCTGTTGCATTTACCCTATCGAATGGATGAACTGTAAAGGAAAGCATTAAAATGCCGTGACGGGTCTTAAAATGGCTCATTCTTTTGCCCTGTATCGAACGCAAAGTTTCTGCTGATAAGATTAACTCTAGTAATACTTAAATACGAATACGAGCAATTCTAAACCTAATAATAAGAGTATTCAGACTAGTAAGAGTTTGCTTTCTCATATTATTAGATTACATTTGAGTGAAAGTAATAATCAAAACATATTTATTATGGGAACTTTTAGTAGTAATAATGATTTAGATTTAAGTACTGGTAGTATTGATAATGGCGATACTGCTAATACTGGAGGTCAAGGTACTGGCTCTGGTGCTAACGGCAATCCTGCCGGACAGGGACAACAAGGTGCTGGACAAGAAGGACAACAAGGACAAGGCGAAGGTGCTAATACTGGTACTGTTGATAATGGAGGTGAAAACCAACAGGGACAACAGGGACAAGAAGAAGGACAGCAAGGAAACTCCTCTACGGGGGAAGAAGTGGTATTATCAGAAGGTGATACTATAAATGTTGATGGTGTAGATTATACTATTGATGCTAACGGTAATGCTCTTGCTGCCGATGGAACTGTATTTCGTACTGCTGCTGAACTTGCTGAACTTATATCTCAAAATGGTTCTGAACCAAGTGTTCTTGAACAATTACAAACTCGTTTCGGTTCTGACTTTAAAGATGAGAATGGTAATCCTATTGTATTCGATAATAATACAGAAGGTATTGCTGCTTATGTTGATACAGTAATTCAGAATAGAATTGCAGAAGCTCAAACTGCTGCTCTTAATAATCTGTTTGAAACTTATCCGCAAGTAGAACAAGTTATTAATCATCTTAAACTTAACGGTACTCTTGACGACTTCGTAGAAATTCCTGATAGAAGTCAGATTACTGTTAGTAAAGATAACGAAGAACAACAAGCTACTTTCATTCGTGAAGAATGGAAACTTAGTGGTAAAAAAGGAGATGTAAATAAATTCATTGACTATTGTAAGAACGCCGGTATTCTTTATGATACTGCTGTTGAATCTAAAGAAGCTGTTGATAGCATTTATGAATCTCGACTTGCTGAACAGAAAGCACAAGTAGAAGCTAAAGAAGCTGCTGCTGCTGCCGAAGAGAAAGCATATTGGGATAATGTAGAAAAGACTATTAGTAAAGGCGAACTATTAGGTTATAGTATTCCTGAACAGATTCAGTGTAACAAAGACGGAAAGAAAGTAATGCTTAGTCGCAAAGACTTCTTGAAGTATGTGTCTACTCCTGTTGACAATGAAGGTAATACAGCCTATATGTTAGACGAAGCTAAAGTTGATTCTAATGCTCGTATGCAGGATGATTTACTTAAAGCATTTCTTAGGTTTACTGGTGGCGATTATGCTAGTCTTGTCGGTATGGCTGTTAATAAGCAGAAAGTTCTATCTATTAGAACTACCGCAGCACAAACTACTGGTAAAAGGACTGTTATTATCAATAGTAAAGGTAATAATTCTAAGACAGTTGATAATGACCAACTAGTCTTGAACTAACTAAATTAAAACAAATATGTACAGATTAAGAGAAGTCGAAAGAGGTAGATATGATGATAGAGGTTACTCTAATGAGCAATCTCTTGCTGCCTTAATGATTCAAAAACCGGAGGAAATCAACAACTTCCTAACTTACACTTATGGTATGGAAGATGACCGATTCCCGCTAACTTTCCTTACAGAAGGACAAGGTGCTGCTGGTGTTCGTGATATTACTACTGTTGAGTGGACTTGGAAGACAATGGGTCGTCAGAGATTCAATGATTATATTGTTTGGTCTGACACTGGTGATACTACTCCTGGTATTGGTGGTAAACCTATTAAGGTTGAGTTTGCTACTGGTCTTATTATTGAACAGTACGGTTTGCTTGCTCCTGATGGTAAGACTGCTGTTCGTGTAATGCGAGACCATGGTGCTGGTAGTCATGGTGGACATCTGTATTCTTTGCAGCTAAAGAATCCTGATAAAAGTGCTTATGTTGACCCTGCTAATCTTGAAAAAGGTAAGTATTGGTGTATGTTAGCTCCGTCTATTCCTGAATCTTATTCTAAGGGTAACAAGACTAATGTAATGGGACCTGGTGTTATGAAATCCCAGCTAGGATTCAAGCGTTATAGCAAGGAAATTGCAGGTAACATTAGTAATGTTATTGTTAGCTATGCTTTCAAGACTAAAGGTGGTGGTACTGACACTCGTTGGATTAACGAAGAAATGCGTCAGTTCGATGTTCAGATGCGTATCTCTAATGAGATTGACTTGTGGACATCTCGTTACAATCGTACTGTTAATGGTACTATTGATATGAAGGATTGGGATAACGACCAACCAATTCCTGAAACTGCTGGTATGTTTGAAATCCTCGAAGAATCTAACTACGATACTTATGGTGAATACTTGCCTCTTAGCAAGCTAAAAAGAACTATTGGTGATGTAGTTGATAAGGATACTGATACTGGTTCTATGGAGATTACTCTATATGCAGGTAAAGGCGGTATCGAAGATTTCGATAAGGCTATCCGTGAAGATGTTAAGTCCGAAGGATTTATTACTCCTCTTGGAGAGAAAATGATTGGTGAAGAAGGTGGTGGTCTTACTTATGGTAAATACTTCCGTAAATATAAAACTATTGACGGACATACTGTTACTTGTATTCATCTTCCTTTCTTGGATAAATCTCCTATTGCTGAAACAGCAAAAGCTAATGGACTTATTCATCCTCGTACTGGTTTGCCTATGACATCTCACAAACTGATGTTCATTGACAACTCTGTATATAACGGAAATCGTAATGTTCGTATGGTACGTATGAAAGGTCAGTCTTACCTTGTTGGTGTATTGAAAGGTCTTACTCCTATTCCACCGTCTTGGGGTTCTGTTCCTAGCAATTCTATATCTACGGATATTGATAAGTCTCAATATGAAGTTAAAATGTCTCGTGGTCTGCAAGTAGATAGACAAGAGAAGATGTTCATGTTGGAGTGTGTACTCTAAAGTTAAACAATTAAACTAAATTATAATGGAAGGACAAACACCAAAAACCGGTACATTCGGCAGTAGTCTAAATAATCCAACTAATAGTCCTAGTGCTACTACACAGGCTAAAGCTCCGGAAACTCCTAGAGAAACCTATGAACAACTTCTTAAAAAAGAAGATGGTTTAGATAGAGACTTCTTAGAAGAAAGATATATTACAATAGCTCTTGCTACTGATATTACTATTAATTCTGTTTATCGTCAAGTTAATGCTAGATATATCGTTGACCGTCACGATAGCATTGGTGGTAGTATTAATTCAGCTAGAATCTTAACTAGCAACTATAAAGAAATGGAAGCGTATATGCCTTCTCTTGTTGGTTGCTCTGTTAATTCACAGGAATATATTACTCGTGTTCAACGTTGGTTCAATAGCATATCTATTCCTGTTGATGGTGAAGGAAAGAAACTTAATTGTTCTTTCCAATGGAATAAGAAAATAGATTATCTGAACTATAAGATAGATGAAACAGAGATTATCGAAGAATATGATAATGCTGAAAAGTCTAATCCTAAACAGTTGAAGGATGCTATTGCTAAATATGTAACTAAGATTAATGCTCTTGAAGCAACTCGTTATCAATACGGACATCCTATTAAAGTAGATGATTACTTAGCATATCGTCATTGTTTACTTTATCCGATTGTAGCTAAAGACGTAGCTATTATTAGCTTCGACCCTCGTGTTAAATTCTATATTAAAGATGAACAACGAGAAAACAATCGTCTTAAACGTAATCGTATTCAAGCCAACAAAGCAAGACGTAATTATCTTGATGCTATTGATAACGATGCTAAGTTCAAAGCTATTTTCGTATGTTATTCTGCTAGTAACAAACAGGATGTATTATCTAACTTGTTACTCGATAGAACTATCCAAGAAAAGATGCTTGATGACTTTGCAATTAAAGAGCCGGAGAAATTCAACAAACTGTTTAACAATTCACAAATTGAGCTTCAAGCGTTCATTGAAGAAGCTATTGCCAAAGGTGAGCTAGTTCGTTCTGATGTTAATCAAACTGTTCTTACTCCCGAAGGTGGATTTATCGGAGCTAACATGAAAGAAGCGTTGGCTTATTTCAGTAATCCCGAAAATGCTGATTATAAAAGAGCACTTGAAACTAAACTAAAATTATAATAACTATTTATTATGAAAGTAGCAGAGATACATAACGAGTTCATGCTTCTAGCTCAACAAATGGGCATGAAAACTGTGCGAGCAATACTTCCCGAACAGGTAGACGAAATAATCAATTTAGAGACTATCGAATATGTGAAAGATGTTTTCTCTCGTAAAGGTAATCGTGAACTCGATGGTATCTCTGATAACGTTATAAGATTAACAGAACTTAGTCCTCTTCATACTAGTATTAAGATTGAAGCTGAACAAGGAGATATAATGTTTGGTACTGGTTATAAGATAGAGTTAAACGACTATCCAACACCCATGTTCTACACATCTATCTACTCCTTTAAGGGGGATAAGTCTTATCGTTGCAGATTGATAGACTTAGACTTAGTGAGTGAAACGATGAACGATTATCATTCAAAGTCTATTGTTATAAGTCCTATATGTTATAAGACCGAATCTAATATTGAAGTGATTGCAACATTTGAAATAGATAAGTTCTTAGTTAATTATATTAAGTATCCTACTCTAATTAGTATTGCAACCGATACTACGAATGAACTATCAGATGTTGCTATGCACGAAGTTATTAAGAGAGCTGTTAATACCTTTAATGCTATCTCTAATAATAATAGTTATGAGAAAGTTTCAAACGAATTATCTAAATTAGAATAAAATGGAAAGACTGTTGTTTGCAGGTAATGTTGCATTAGCTACTACTCCCGCTACTCTAGCTGCTGTTAATGCAGCAGGTATTACAGAGGGTGCTGTTGCTCTTTACGACAACGAAGGTGCAATCATCTCGAAAGCTCTTACTAAGAACATTCCGATGTTTACCTTGTTTGTTGGCGGTGAAGCATTTGCTAATAAGAGCAAGTATACCAATATTGTATCTGATATTGATACTAGACGTTTCTCTTATGTTAAGAGTGTCTATGCTGCCGGAACTAAATTTAGTGCGGAAATTACTGTTCCTACCCCCGTAGAAGGAAAGGATTATACGTTAACTATGGCTAAAGCTCATACTGTTCTTAATGAACGTTATAAGTGGTCGGCTAGTGAGCGTGCTCGTGAAGGTGATACTGCTGCTATTATTGCTAAGAAGTTAAGTACTCAACTTAATTCTCTTGGTAAGAATGAAGGATTTACTGCTAGTGTTGCCGCTGCTAAAATTACCGTAACTGGTACTGATTATGAAGCATGGAATCTGATTGCAGGAGATTCATTGTTTGGAGTAACTATTACTACTACAAAAGCTGTAAAACCAATTAATGATGATGCTGCTCTTAAAGAATTACAGATTCGCTGTATTGGTGCAGAAGGTATTAACTCTACTAGTAATGATGCTCGTAAGTTATATACTTTGCCGGAATTCTCTAATGCAGGTGGTTGGACAGTGTTTACACTAACTTTCTATCCGCATCGTGACCTTCGTAGTGGTAGTACCGAAAATGTTAAGACTATTATTCATCTTGCTATTCCGACAGGAGCTGCTCAAATAGCTACTCTTGAAACAATATTTGCATCTATTAATACTCCGGCAGTAGCAGGAGCTTAAAGAAAATATTGTAAATATAACTCGTAATAGTTTAATAAAGGGGTTGCTATTAATGTTAAAATTAGTAGTAATCCCTTTAATCATAAATAGGGATGAAAGAAATTATCGAATCTGCTCTTAATCAAGGCTTGAGTTCCTTGATAACTATTTCTATTTTCCTACTATTATATAAATGGTTGGATAATAAGAAGAAGACTGAAAGCGAAAAGTTTGTTAGTTCTATTAGTAGTACTCTTGATGAAGTATCTAAATCATTGCTACAAGTCTCAACGTTTATCACTGATATTACAAAGAATATCATAGATAAAGATAAAGACAAGTGTAAGACTGCAATAGAAGATTCTATGTTCGCTTCGGCAATGAGATTGACTATATTCGTTACTAATACTGTTATTAATAACCACGTCCATACTAATAAAGATAATATACTTGCTAATATCCATAATATAGTTAATACAGAGTTTTACAGTGTATTCTCTAGCTTAGCTTTATATAAGATTAATGGAATAAAAGCTAGTGATAATATGAAAAAGGATTGGATGCCGTCAGTGGAGAAATCTATAATAGAAATAGTGTTTAATGACAATCTTAGTAAAGAAGATAAAATATCTAGTTTTAATAATAAAATAAACTTGAAGTTTCAGTCTTATATAACTTATATAACAAATAATACATTAAAGTAATGGACATAAACTTCGATAATGTAAAAAGCAAATTGGTTGATAGAGGTGTACAAGTTGTACACCTCTCCGACATTGGATTCATTCTTACTGACGAAGATATATGTAGATATAATGCTATGATTGTTCTTAGTAATATGTCTAATGTAGAATCTAAACTTAGTGAAGAACAACAACAAAATCTAATTGCAATGTATAACGAATTAATAATAATGCAATGAGAAAGAACGAAAATGGAATGTATACTTATCTTGATGTTCCAAGTAAGTATAATTGTGTTTATAAAAAACTACTTATTAAGTTAAGTGACTTAGGAGTAGATATGATTAAAGATTGTACTTCTACTTGTAAAGGTATCAATCGTCAAGTAATTAACTGTTGGAATATGTTTCAATCTGCTTGTGCAGCTTATACTCTAGGGTATTGGAAACAAGCAGATTTACTTATTAATTACATTAATAGTTCTCTACAATTCGGTTGTGATGAATATACTACTGATGAGAAGCCTGTATTTATGACATTTGAACTTAATATTCCTATGTCAATTACTGGTGCTCAACAGATAAAATATAATGAAGCTACGTTTGTTATCGCTAATAAAGAATATGTAGTTAAAGATACTCTTACTATATATCAAGTTATTAACGAAAGAGAGAATATTATAGCTTCGGGATTATCTATTGATAGTCCGGCTAAGTTTAATGAACTAACGCTTAACGCTCAAGTAGGACAAGTTTATATATTTAGAGCTAGTGTAGAAGGAGAAGACGGTGAAACATATTATTCTAATGACTTTATTGTAGAATGTAAGTCTGTTCCTAAAATGAACGTTATGTATTACGGACATACAGATATTGCACCGCAGACATTTCAAAATATGTCTGTTAGTGATATTATGGCATTAGAAGGTAATACTCCTAGAACTATTACAGGAGATAAGAATAATACATTTACTATTCATCAAGAAAAGAAGATTCATTATCTTCTTATACCTGATACACTTATGACGCTTATTAAAGCTGAATATGGTACTATTCTTGTTACTACTCTTTGGGACGGTTCAGACGGTGCTTATAAGACTAATAATCCTGGTGGTACTGTTGATGATATACATTATAAAGTATTCTTCTTATATTCTCCTTCTGTATTTGATGATGCTATTCGTATAACCTGTAAAAACAAGTAATATGAGAAAAGGAATAAGTATAGGTCAACCTATTATTAATAACAGCGTAGATGATAACTATAATCCTCTGCCTGATATTGATGCTAAGTACGGACCTTATAGTAGTGTTAAAGAAGCTCTTGAAACTCTTACTTCTGAATTACGTAGTGTTGGACTTACTATTGGTATCAAACAAAATAATAGTATTAATGAATATTGGTTTAATGGTGGTATTGATAACGAACATTTGGTTATTAAACAAGCCGGTGGTGGAGATAAACCTATACAAACAGTTTATATTCAAGATACTCCACCAGCTAATATTAATGCTCTTTGGGTAGATACTTCTGGTCTTGGAACAGCTCTTGAAGAGGATGAGAAATTAGCTCCAATAATTCAAGCTATTCAAGTTATACAAAACTACCTTGATACTATTGTACATCAGAGAGACTTAATTATAAATCCCGGTCATGTTAGTAATACATTTACAAAGTCGATTCTAAAGGAATACGAACCTATTGACCCAAATACTGGACAGTTAGCTATTCGTGTTGCAGCTGTTGGTGAAAATCTCGAACCTGAAACAGACCAATATGAACCTAATACTAAAGCTGTTCGTGGTCATTATGGAACACTTAAAGAAATTCAAGATAATTTTAATAACTTCGTAGATTATGAACTTCTTATTGCTACCGATGTAAAACGTCTATATACCAAGATTAATGGAGAACCTGTTAATCTTACTGGTAGTAGTTCAGGAGGTGGAGGTAGTATAGATTATGATGCTTTAGACAAATTAGATACTATTGGATTTGTTGCACCGAATGGACAAATATATCGAGTTAAGGTAAATAACAATGGACAATTAGTAGTATATAAGAAAGAACTAGATACAGCTCAAGCCGAACCTACTGGTGGACAAGAAGACCCTAATACTGGTTGGGTTTATGTAACTACATTATATCTACAAAAGTTATATATTAACTCATTATATTGTGGCGGTATTACTAGTGACGAATATAGTTATAATCCATGCTCTCATAACTTCGTTGAACTTAGTAATCTTACAGGTAAAGATGTGTCTCTTAATGGACTATCATTACAGTATGGTACAGAAGGTGGAAATTGGGAAGTACTCCCTTTATGGGGGAATATCAAAGCAGGTTCGACATTCTTAATTAGAGGTGCTCAATGTTCAGTAATGAATGTTAATACTACTCGTATTAAAGTTGAGACTTATGATATGGAATGGTATGCTAGTGATGGTAATCTTATTAAGTTTGATAATAAGAAAGCTAAGTTCTTTTTAACTTGGGGAACATCACCTAGTTCTGTTGCGAATCCTTATAATAACACGACTTCCCCCATAAGGGTATCTAAAGGTTATATTGATTTAGTTGGACTTCAAATCTTAAATGCTGGTGATGCTGATAAAGTTGATGCTGCTGAAAATACTGCTTATGGTTATCTTACTAGTAAGTATTTATTTACTAAGTACTATACTATGGACAATGTTAAGCAAGCTACTAAAGCTCTTAGTGCTAGAAATAACGCTAATGATATGTACTTTGTTAATCTCGAAGAAAACATAATACCTAGAATAGATTCTTATACTCCGCGTGCTAGTTTTGAGAATAAGAATATATTCTTTAATAAGACTTTACTAGACCATACTAAACCTAATAAGGTTACTATGACTTTAGGTAGAAAGGCTTGTTATACTCTTAACGAATCTAACGAACCTAATGATGATGCTAGTAGATGTTTCAACTGGGTATCAGTAGGTTATTATGACGAGTATTTATGGTATCGTGCATATCGAAGTGATGGTAGTTATACTAATTGGACTAAAGTAGAATCATTTAAAAATGAGACTGGTGTTCGTAAATACTATAATCGTATTCGTGCAATAACTACTGATGGTACTCCTTTTACTACTCATAAAGTAATACTTACTCATTTAGGAGAACAATATGATACTCATACAAGGGATAAGAATATTTATTACGAATATTATGTAGGTAGAGATGAAACTTATAAGAGCGATATTCGTAGGTTTGTAGTTATGAGTGAAAATATGGTGAATTATGTTCTTAACTTTGTTCAGACTTCCGACCAACAAGGCTTTAATTGGGATGAATATAATGTATGGAGAATAGCTGCCGACCAAATAAAGAAGGACTTTAATAGATATGAAACTAGTAACATATCTGTGTGCTACTTTATGATTAATACTGGTGATATGACACAGAATGGTAATCGTATTAATGAATGGTTAGATTATGAAGCTGGTAGAGCATCTTTATATGATATTGCAGAAATGGTTACTGTTGGTAACAATGACCTTACTCCTGCTAATGTCTATGTTCTTGGTGACGGTGGAGATGATTCTAAAATCAATGCTACTAATATTCGTTTCTTCTATTGTTATGAAATGGATGAAGAAAATCCTCCTGTATTTACTGTTGAAGGAAAGGAAATATTTGTTGAATCATTATACTCATTCGATGTTGGTTACACTCATTTCTTATGTGTTAATAGTGAGATAAGTTCTAATACTGAACGAAGTGTTTATGGACTTTCTACTACCGGAGTAATGTATGACTTAATAAGACAATGGTGTGAAAGAGATGATGCAAAAGCTATTAATGCTAAAGCTAAGATAGCTTATTGTCATGAAATGCCTTTTACTATTATTACTCAAAATCTTATTAATTCATTCTATTGGGACGGTAAAGAAGATACTAGCGTAGAACGTAGTGGTAGTCGTTTGAACTTTAATACCACTAAAGCTAATGCCTATTGGTTCTCAAAGTTCTTACAGACGCATAATTACCGTTTATGTCTTGGTGGACACAAACATACGTACAGTTGCAGCTATCCCATTTTAGAGAACGAAAACAGCTCTATGAAGCCTATCATACAGGTCACTGCGGACGTTCTAAAGAAAGATTTTAATTCGGATGAATTATATACCGAAACAGCCGAAGGAGCTTTACAAGGGCAATCTTTCCCTAAATCTTGGGAGAATAATGCGAACTTTGATATGCTTAAACATTTATGTACGTTTCAACTAGTTGAGGAAATTACAGCTCCTATATATTTAATGTGTCAAGCTACGGGATATAAACATACTAGTAATAAAGAACTACCTAGTCCTAATATTCCGTGGTTAAGGTATTTCTTTCCAGCTAGTATTACTATTAATAGTAGAGACGATGTTACGGCTAAAGTTAATGCAGGTCAACGTTATCCTTTCTATATTAAGCATGTCTTAAAGGCAGGTAATGTAGATTATATACATTATTACCCTAATTTACAAGCTACTGTTAAGAAACTATCTAATGTATTTAATAATTCCGGTAAGTATAATGTTAATCTTCAAGGATTAAATCCGGCTTATGGAGTTATTGGTGGTAATGGAGAAACTAATAATGGTAATGATATAATTAATGTGAAATTTCCAACTTATAATATTGGTTAATTATGGCAGATAATATTAAAAGGTATAATCCTAAAACTGATAATTGGGATATAAGTTCTTCTGGAAAAGCTACTGGTATTATTGTTGAAGACCCTCGTCTTATCAACCCTGAAGTAGCAGAAGAAGGTGTTACTGGTGAAAGTCTTAATGATGTTCTTGTTCGTCATGAAAAAGAATTAAAGAAACATGGTGGATATATTGCTTGGCTTGCCGAACATGGTGGTGGAGGAAGCGGTGGCGGTGGTGGAACTACTGGCGATAAGATTACTCTTACTAACGGTAATATAGTAAAAGAAGGTAATATTAATTATCTTTATTCTACTGTTACTACTAATATTAAGTTAGAGTATCTTATTACTTCTAGTAAGAATAATAAGAGATATTTTATTACTGTTACTCTTGATGGTAATAATATTATCGAAGGAAAAGAAGGTTGGACTAATAATCCTGGAACTCTTAATATTCCGCAGTTAGATAGATTCTCTTCTAATAGTAATCACTCTGTTGTAATTACAGCTAGTGATACAGACGGGTTCTCTGCTGAATCATATTTATTAAATATAGTAGAAGTAAGTATTAAACTTACTAGTACTGTATCAGGTAATACTGCTACTGTTGGTCTTGATTACTTCTTTACTTATAGTATTACTAGTAAAATTATTGGTTCAGATGTTAATCTTGTTGTAACAAATGTAACTAATGGTGCTACTAAAACTATTGAATTAGGTAAGACAACTTCTACTGCTCCTAGACAAGTTAATGTTAACTTATGGGATTTAGGAAGTATTATTGCTGGTAGTTCTTATACTATACAGGCACAAGCGTTTACTTCAATGAATGGACAGACTGTTCAATCAGATAAAGTAACTAATCGTGTAGTAGTTGAAGATGGTGTAAATCTAGTAGTACTTGTAGAAGGCATTACTAGTAAGGCAGAAGTAGATTCAGGAGTTGAAAGAACTAAGTTCTCTCAAAATGGTAATATATCATTTGCGTTCACTCCGTATCTTGCAGGAGTTAGTCTTATTTATTATGCAGTTAGAATCGAACATAATGGTATTACTAAAGATATAGGTTACTTTGATGAAGGAAACTATAATGATAATCAATATGTTCAACGTGGTAAACAACAAGTATTTAGTTATGCTATTCCAACAGAAGGAGATGTTATTGGTAATTGGAATATTACACTTCGTTGTTGGTCTGAAAAAGGAGACCCTGTAACTGATACAATTCTTGCTTGTGAAGTAGTATCTAGTTCCCAAGCTCTTATTGCAGACCAAAATCCTAATAATAGTAGGTATGCTAGTTGGCACGTTCGTCAAGAAAGTTTTCCACAAGTATCTGCTACTAAAGTTTGGACAAGTAATGAACCTTCATTCACAGTTCCTGGTGCTATTGAACCTAGTGGTGCTACAACTGAACTAAATGTATATAATACTAATGGTGTTCTTTCAGGCTTCTTAACAAAGAACGGACAATCTATGTTACGTATATCAGGAGAAGCCTATGGTGTTATTGATGTACAACCATTTAAAGATGATATAACAACTCTTAATAACTGGTCGAGACAAGGTTTCGGTATATCATGTACATTCAAGTCAGATATTCATCCGTTCTCAAACAGAACAATCTTCTTTATAGGGGATTACAATACTGACGAACAATTCTCTGAAGGTATTAAAGTAGGTCTTGAAGATATTATTTGGTCTTATACAGACGGTAACATTAAAGAAACTATTAGTTGTAAGATACAACAGAATGTTATTAATACTGTTGATTTTATAGTTAATAAGAATCAAGGAAAGATGATTGTAGGTATCTTTATCAATGGTATACTTAATGCTGCTCGTGAAATAAAGACTGACTTTACTTGGAAGACTAATTCTAAGATATATCTTAGTTGCGATGTTAGTAATTCAGGACAGATTCAAAACTTTGCTGATGTTAACTTCTATGATATTAAGTTGTTCCGTGTTCCTGCTAATGATAAAGAAATTGTTATTAATGCAATGAACTCTAGAGCTAGAGCAACTCTACTAGCTGACGGTAGTATAGATTTTACAGAATACAATAGAATGAAGTTAAGAAACTTCTTCTCTACTTCTGATTCTGAACCAAATTCAACACTTTGGGACGATATTAATCAGACTTATGCTAATGTTAACTTTAATAGTCTTATTTCTGATACTACTAAAGTACTTCCAGTAGATATTATGTTGATTAACTGTGCTAATACTGGTTTTACTCGTGCTGTATTTGAGGAAATAGGTGGACAGAATAATAACTGGTATACTGGTTGTACTATGAGTTACTTTAGTCCAACTTCTGGTAAATCAAGTTCTGAATATACTACTGATGTTGCTGTCTCTAAACAAGGTACGTCTACTATGAATAACCTTATTAAGAACTTAGAAATAAGATTTGATAAGATGCTGAAAGCTGATGACGGAAGTAATCTTGATTATGAGTTATTCCAACCTAAAGAGACTTGGTTTCCCGAAAGACAGTTCACTCTTAAAGCTGATGTTGTAGATAGTGCTCATGCTAACAATGCTTCTATTGGTAAATGGATTAATGATAACTCGGATTTCTTATTCGAGAAAACTCCACCTATGGAAGAGTTAGAAGCTCACCGTCCAGTAGATACTCGTGATAAGACAGTTCATGATAAGGTAACTATTAAGCAAACGCTTGAAGGATTCCCTATTATATTACTTATTCAGTTTGACGGTGAAGAAAGTCAAACTATGCTTGGTATATATAGTTTTAACTTAGGTCGTGGAGCTTATTATAATATGGGTTTCCGGTTTATGAAAGACTTTACTACTAAGATAAAGAACACAGCCGGAGAATATGTAGATAATAAGTTACCTGCTTTTGTTACTTCTTATCATACTTATGCTCAAGATGAGATGTTTGGAAACATAGACCAGCGTAAGGTTTATTCTTATGAGTTCGGTGAAAATGCGAATGTAATTGTAGATGGAGAAAAGACATTACCATTAGCATTGTTTATGCAAGATGACTTATCTATTATAAAGCATGTAGGTAAGTTTAAATATAACGGTGGTAACTGGTTAGAACCAACTGCTCCTGTTACTGATGATAATGTTTGGAGAGCACTACAAGAACTATTTAGCATCTTTGCTCAAATGACTACTTCGACAGTTAAGAAGTATATTTGGAATGAATCAGTAGGAGGATATGAAGAAACCGAAGGTGAATATCCCGCACAATCTAGTTGGTCTACTCTTGCTGCTGAACTTGATACTAAGTTCTCAATAAGAAATGCTTTCTCTTATTTGTTAGTATGTGTAAAATACGGACTTGTCGATTCTCTTGGTAAGAATATGACTATTGTATGTTACGATATTAATGGAAGTAAGAAATGGTTTATTAGATTCTATGACATGGATACGGCTAATGGACTTGATAATGTTGCTCTCGAATCTGTTGCTAAAACCGCTTGGTTGGATAAGTTTAGCAATAATGATAAGAACAACGTTAATTCATTAGTTATTACTAAGAACGCTGCTGACGGTGGATATGATACTTATAGCTCTCGTATGTGGGATGTACTAAGAGATACTGTATTTGCCAATACTGGTGTATATGATAATTCTCTTGAAGGACTTTGGGACTTATGGAGAAATAACGATAATATATGCAAAGATATTAATAACTATGTAGATAATTATTTTGCAGCTCAAACAATTAATTGTGGCGAGTTACTATTTAATTATGACTATAATGTTAAGTATCTTACAGCTTATATTGGTGAAGCTGGTGGTGAAGCGTCTTATGCTAATATAGAATTTTTACATGGTACTCGTGTTGAATATGTTCGTGACTGGTTAAAGAAACGTGTTTGGTTCTTTGACGGAGTGTTTAAATATAGTAATGCTTCTAATATTCAACCTTATAATAATAAAGGAACGTTTTCAGCAGGCGGTACAGAAGCTACTAATCCTAAACTTATTATTACATCTAATTGTCCTGCAATATTTGTAGTTAATATTGGTAATACTACTGATACCAGATATTTCTTAGAAGAAGGTAAACCTACTGAAATTAGATTATCTCCTATCAGTTCTTTCAATACACAGATTACTATTAATAATACTCCGCAAATTAATGATATTGAAGGATTGGGAGGAATTAGATTTCAACGATTCATGTCTACTATGAAACTTCCTAGTTTCTCTAAGTTAGACCTATCTTCTGTTGATACTCTTAGTGATTCTCCTATTCCATTTGAAACAGTATTCGTTAATGACGAAGGTTATTCTGACGTAAGACATATTGATTTAAGTAATACTAAGTTTTGGAGTGGTAATATTGGACAAGGTACGTTTACGGTTAATATAGAAAAGTATACCAAGTTGAAAGATTTGAATATATCTAGTTCTATTGTAACTTCTATATCTTTGCCTAATGCTTCTCTTGCATTACTGAATATTACTAATTCAGCTGTTGAAGGTATTAGCTTAGTTAATCAACCGTTCTTGGATAGATTAGATTTCTCTGGTTGTAAACGATTAAAAACTGTTACTATTGATTCTTGTGATAAGATTACTGAATTAAACCTTAGTAATCTAGGAGACTTACATACTATAAGAATTACTTCGTGTCCTAACTTAAAGTCTATAATTTGTACTAACAACGTTAACTTAACTACATTTAATGTATCCAATTGTAATAATGTTGAAATCATTAATGTATCTCAATGTACTAATAAATCATTGACTGTTTATATAGTAGGTGTTCCTAATATTAAAGAATTAAATATATCTAGTACTAATACACCTAATGATATTCAAGTAGCTTCAAGTTTACCTAATCTTAGAACACTTAATATTTCTAATAGTCAGGTATCAGCAATCCAATATGGTAATGCTGCTGTTCCTACCTATAAAGAAAATAAGATATTCGATATTAGTAAACTTAATCTTACTAGTTTATCGGTTCAAAATGCTAAAGGTGTACATTACTTTAAGTTTGATAATAATAGAAATACTCCTTTCAATGTAGGTGGTAGTTTCTTTGTTGGTTGCTCTAATCTTAAAAGAGTATTTGGACATATTAAACTTAATGGTACTTATATATTTGCTCAATGTGGTAATTTCTATATTCATGAGCCTAAAGAAAAAGTAGAAGGCATTACTCCTGATTATATGGGAGAATGGTTTGGTTCAGATACTAGTACAGAAGAAGGGAAGGCTGCTTGGGATAATAATACTGATTTAGGAACTAATTTTACTATTGGTACTACTAATTGTACTTCTATGTTCAATGCTACTAATTGTAGTATATATGATGTTTATTATTTCTTATATAAATGTGATGATGTAACTACTCTTGATAGTTGTTTTGCTAGTGCTAAGAATGTTAAATGGGATTTACTAGATAGTCCTAGAAGAAATATGTTTAATCATTGTACTAAAGTAGTTACAATGAACTCTCTATTTTGGGGATTACAAGAACAAGACTTTAAAATATTAACTAGTACTTATGATTTTGGTTCTACTGAACATAATGGATTATTTAGTCCTCTTGTTAATTTACAAGCTATGGATTCTATATTTTATTTTGGTGGTACTAGATATACAAGTCCTGCTTTCTTAGCTAAGTTTAAAGGAAATGTTCCTTCTAAACTTAAAAGATTAAGTATTTTTAGTACTGGAACTGTTAAGTTCGTAGATAATATTAATAATTGTCCTAGTGATAGTACTATCAACGACCATCTTGTTAATGCTGATTGCGGAACACTTCTTGCTAATCTTCCTGACTTAGAATATTTAAACACTATGTTTAATGGTTCTAATATAGACTTTAATCAATTAACAGATGAAGATGTAGAAGATGAAGTAAAATATTGTCCTTTGTTCTATAAGAATACTAAACTTAAATATATCCAAGATTCATTTAAAGGACTTGTTGATTCTACTGGTTCTTTATATAATGTATTTGGTGGTACTGTTAAGAATAAGACACAAGTAAGATTTCCGACAGCTTTATATGGTATCTATAATTCATTTAGTTTAGGTTCAGGTTCTAATGTTACTTTCCCAATCCACAACTCAATGTTTAGTAGATTGAAGAACTCATTAAAATATATAACTGGACAACAAGCTATTAATGAAAGTACTTTAGGAAGTTTTCAAGGATTCACTAAACAATTTATTAAAGAAGGAGAAGAAACATTTCCTTATGATGTATTTACTGGTTGCAGTGCTATTGTTGAAATACCGGGATTCTTTGCTAATCTTGTTCTTCCTACAAATACTGTTGTTGAACTTCCTCTTGATTCATTTAAGACTAATTACAATCTTACTAATATAGCAAACTTATACTTTGATATGAAGAATTGTAAGTATAGTCTTACTGGTAAAGGTTTCTCTAATTGTAAGATAGTTAATGCTTATAGATGTTTCTCTGAAACAGAGAATACTTACGTTAAGAAAGGTGCTGTTCCCTATGGACTATTCTATATGGAAGCTACTAATAATTATAGTTGGAAAGGTTGGAATGAAACTGATGCTTCTACTAATAGTATAAATGAGAACTACGGTATTGATGAAAATGGAGAATGGATTCCTGATGAACAAGCACCAATGCCTACTGAAATCACTTATAATAAACAGAGAACTCTTCCTAGAAAGACAATAGTTAATATGTCTTATTGTTTAGAGAGATTCCAAAGTACGGAAGCACAGGCTTATACTATGAATTATGGTAATCTTACTCCAAGTAATTATGGAGATATTATAGTACCTAATGAAAAGTATAATCCAGTTAAGTATATTCTTAATCCTAATTATGACCCTAGAGAATATCTTGATGAAGAGCAGACAATGATTAACTATAATAGAGATATTCATAGAGTAATCATAAATAAAGACTATGATAAATATGAATATGCTTGGAATGAATATGCCTACGATGGACTTAGTGGACTTGAAGATATTATATTAAATAGTAGTCTTTATACAGCTGTTTCAAATGGAACAATAAATTGTTCTCCTACTATACCTGATGTGTTTAAAGATACTGCTGCTTCAATTGCTCCACCTAGTTCTGTTCATGCTAATAGAAAAGTATTAAATTACTTATGTTCGCCTGACTTATTCTATTATTGTACTAATGGGACTAATATGGTTATCAACGGTGTATTTAGTGGTAGCGGTAGACCTGATGGAGACCCAACATACGATTACTTTAATTATGGTATTCGTGGTCGTATTCCAACTAACTTATTTAAACCGGTTAGTAATGTTACTAATTTATCAATGACATTCTATTGTTGTCCTTTAATTCTTCCATATAAATGGAATAATTCCACAGGAGATATTGGTGAAATGTTCTCTAAGAAAATGTTCGCAGGATTAACTAAATTAACTAATATATCTTATATGTTCTATTTCTGTGTAATTCCTGCTGATATTATTATACCTGTTGAATTTGTAATTGACTGTATTAACTTACAGGATATATCTTGTTTGTTCTTAGCAGCACGATTTGAATCAACTGCTAGTCAAGCACAACAAATAGACGATAATATATTCGCTAAGAATGTCAATCTAAAGAATATTAGTTATGCTTTTGCTAGTGGGCAAAGTCAGGGCGATTGGTCAGGTAGAAGCCCTAAGAAGATTGGTTCTACATTGTTTAATGCTAGTAAACATAAACAGCTTACTAATGTTACTGGTGTATTCTATAATGCAACTTCTACTACTGGTAGTGTTCCTGAATTTTGGAATTGGCTAAATAGTCTATCCTCTGTTAATAGAGCGAACGTGTTCTATGCTATGCGTAAGGCTAATCTTACTAATGGTAATAGTGTTCCTAGTGGATGGAATACAGGTATGGTATAACAAAAAGTTGATAATAGTATTGTATAATTAAACAAAATTTAGTTTCTTGTAACGTCCCCCATAAAGAAGTGAGTATTAACAGTAATCACATCTCTTTACGGGGGAATGTTACAAAGACCAATTAATAATCATTTAAAAGTAATTATCATGGATAATCGTATTTATAACAGAGCTAATGCAGCTAATAGTTTACAGATTTCTATAATGGGTAAAGTTGAAGCTGTTGCAGAGTTTTCTATTCCTAATGGAATGGGTGGTAAAGAACCTTTCTTATTAAAGAATATAACCGAAGACCCAATACAAGTAGAAGTAGTTCTTGCAGGTATGGAAGAACCTATTACTACAACTATTTATTCCGGTTGGAATGTTGAGTTAGTTAAACAAGTTAATAACGCTGTTGCCGATACGTTACAATATGGGTACTAATACTGGACTTGGTATAGGTATCGGTATTCCTTTTAAGAACAATGCTCTTGGTGGAGATAAGCCTTATTTTCCACCAGAGCTTAAAGCTCGAATGATTGGTGTTTGGACTAATTATGGTAAGAAGAATACTGATACTGATAGGAATATTATTAAGAATAAGATTCCTAATGCTGGCGGAGATTTAGAGATTCTAAATGCTGCATATAAATTAAATAGTGCATTCGGAGAATATAGCGAAGATTTTACTACTTGGACTAAAAGTAGTAAGATAACTTCTGTTGATTCCGAATCTTTTGATTTTGTTACCAATGTTAATTGGAATTTATTATATTATAAATCAAATATTGGAAAAGATATACCTTCTTTTAAAGTTCGTATTAAACTTAAAGGAGAAGGCAAAGTATTTTATAATTATATAACTTCGGAAGGAGTATATACTAATGAGGCTATTACATCAGAAGAATATGTAACTCCTATTAGTTATAATACTAAATATACTGGTGAAACTCCTGTAAATTGTGGATTTTCTATTGGTATTACATCAGAAGAAGGTAGTGGAACTATAACTCAAATTCCAAACTTTGAAGATGCTTTTGTTACTGATGGTATAAATGATATGATTGTTAGTCAAAAGACTCTTCAAGAAATGGGAGTTACTAAAGAACTTACTATTGTTAGTATGATTCATCAGATATCTTGGAGAGGTTCTGCTTCTGTTCCATTAACTAATTATATTAGACCTAGTAGTAATAACTATGTAAGAAGTCATGTTTCTAATATTGGTAAGACCGGAATATACGGATATGTATGTTACGACATTAGTAATTCCGGTGCTGGTAATAGTCATGTAGTAAATACTATATTAGGAGATAAAAATGATTATTCTATAAATATTGTTGGTGATTTATCACAAGGAAAGTTTAGTGTACAAGGATATATGGATGGTAATGGTAACATACTTGAAACAAGTAGTGTTGCTCATTATTGGACTTTTGCTGTATTAGGTGAAGCTACTGAAGATGAGATTAATCTTATCATTGGTAACTATAATCTTGACCGTAGTCTTAAACCTGATATATTATGTAATATAGGTAAACAAGGTATTACTAATGATAATCATGCTGACTTTAATGATAAACTTATTGATTACAGTGGTAATGGTAGGGATATTCAGTTGAACAATCTAGCTTGGAAAGGCGGTAGTGGTATTGCTGCAAAACCTTTTGAAACTATTAAGGATTATGCCATCGTGTCTGATGAAGCTAGACAAAAACTTACTATTTATAATGAGTTTAGTTACAAAGTAAAGTCTAATACCCCTAATCAATATTGGACAGTACAATCTATTATAAAAGATAATACTTCATATCAAGTAACTATTATTACTGACAAAGATTGTTATTGGGTCAATGCAACAAGTTTTATAAATAGTGAAGGGAATAAAGATAGTATAAGAAAAGAATATCCAGTACAAGCTAATACTCCTACTCAAGTTATTATATGTGGATTAGACCAATTTGAATATCCTGAAGGTATAAAACCAACTAGTGCTGTATCTTATGTTAATTTAAAATATGCAGGAGAAATAACTGTTACATTTATTCCTAGTCATAAAGGAGGATTGTTGCTTGACGGAGTAAATGACTTCGGTAAGGTGACAGGGATGCCTATTTACAAGGATTATACGGTGGTTGCTGATTACGTTAGAACATTTGCAAAAGAAAATGTGCAAGATGCTCCAATATTATCTAAATCCCAAGTAGCAGGTGATGGTGCTTTCCTGTTTAACTATTTAAATGTAAATTCAGCAATAAGTTCTTATTCATTCGGAACAAATAATGTATTGACAAATGTAAGTGATTCTGAAAGAAAAATCTACTATCAATCCAAATATGTAAATGGTGGTAAGAGTATAAATAGTGGAACAGGAACAGATTACGATTCTATGTGGCTAGGCACTTATAGAGATGATAGTCAATTCTTTTTTACTGGTGCTATCTACTCTCTAATGACTTTCCCCTATAGTATGTCCGAGTTCCTCATCGAACGTCAGCTAAAGAAGCACAAGCTGGGTACGCTGTATCCGGATATGGTGGAGTTCAGACCGATAGTGAAGAGTAATCTACCTTATTCTTCCATTTCCTATTCTGTTAATCCCGGAGAATATATCTCTGTAGATAGCATGGTTACCATCACTGTAACGTTGCCAAATACCTCTGATAAGCTAATGGAGGTGTCGTGCAATGCTATCAGCGACATATCCATATCCGGTGATAATGGCGTTTACGAGATTACGGGAAAGATAGTCAAATCCCCTCAAAAGATAAACATGATTATCTCCAGTTACTTGACAATGTTAAGCAACTCAACTTTAATTTCAAATGAAACATTAATTAAAAACGAATGATATTATGATACGGGTGCAGGTTCTTCTCAATGTGTTGTCATTGGACATAATGCGAGTCAAAATTTAGTAGATAGTGAAGTGAAAACAGAAGGGTGTACGGTTGTTGGTTATGAGGCAGGAGTTTATGGTAATCAAAAAAATACTTATATAGGTTATAAGGCAGGTAGGTACTGTAAGGGAAGTAACAATATTATGGTTGGTGCTGATAATGGAGGTAGTGTTAATCAATTAAATGATGTAATCCTTCTTGGCAATAATACTAAGGCGTCAAAAGACGGTCAGATGATTCTTGGTTCGACGGCACAGACAGAGGTTATATTACTTGGAAACAAGAAACTTATTTTCAATGAGGATGGGAGTGTTACTTGGGAGCAAATATAATAGTCTGATAAGTAATTAAACAGTAAGCAATTATGAAATACATTACATTCCCCACAGCGAATTTGAACGAAATAATTGATTTAAATAACCCGATATTTATACAAGAATGAATAAATGAAAATAATGCCTTATAAACTACTTAAAGTAGTTTATATAATACTTGCTATAATTGCAGTAGTTATGTATACATTAAGTTTAATATTTAATATTTAAAGATTATGATTGATTACATTGTATTTCCTGTTGCTGATATAGATGAAGAGAAGTCAGCAAAGATTGATGAACTTAATTTAGTTCCTCGTAGTAATGTTAGTAAAGACAAAGTATTGATGAAGTGCCAACATTATAAAGAAGTGTTTCCTGAAAAAGTAACTAGAACAGTTACTACTGATGAAGAAGGATTGGAAATTATTAGTATTG